TGCTTCCCGACAACTAGGGATTTCTTCCAACTCATGTTATTGACTCCTATAGTTATGTACCAATCGATTTGGTACGAAAATAATTATACCTCAACTTCTAGTTGGTAACCTCCTGATACGAAAAATTAAGCCTCAAAGGAACATAATCGAAATTAACGCGGTCCCAGCGAAGGACGTTGATCTCTTCTTCGCTTTCAAGAGCAACTGCCATGCAGATTCCACAAAGCGTTGGATCACCTACTAAAAGAAGATAATCACCAGGTTGCCAGTTATCCAGTACTCGACGAGCATGCTCAATCAACTTGTCTCCGTTGTACACGCGCCCTACAGAAGAATAGACGTCTTTCAGCTTACCGAACTTCTCGGCAGCGGACATGTTCTTACGGGTATCATTGTATACCACGAATACTTGCTTTTCATTGCTCATGTTTTCACCTTTTTAGTTTTACGCGTCTTAGATATCGGAGTTATCATCACTAATTCTTCTGGAGTCAGGAAGTCTTGACAACCGATGTTAGCCGCAATTTTAACCGCTTCTAAGTAGTACCAGGCATAATTTAAATCAGTAGGGTGATTTATCTTGTCTTCAATCACCATACATGCCTTAGCTCCATCAGTAGTGGGGACTTTATTGCCATTGGTTTTATAGCGTATCGGTTCCACATTTGAATCAGTTGAGTGATACCAACGAACAACTCTACCTAAATATTCTCCTCCTTCTATACCGCACACCGCATCTTTATATCGGTCTGAATTTGAATCACTTACCCGATGAAACAATTCTTTACCCCCTTGAACCGCTCCCCCAGTAACTGACCTCGCTGAGATGAAATCTGTGAAAGGAGCAGTTTTAATAGTATCCATGAACGGAGTTCCATGAGCTAGCCATTCACAAACCGCCAACGCGCACACTCCGGCAGTGGGATTCTTCTTCAATTCTAACGGACCATATATTCCCTTAGCCTTGACTTTACGGTTAGTCTTCACGGCAATGTAATTGTTCACGTCCTTCATTGCCAATACCCGATATGGCGTATACTCGAAGTCAAACTTAGTGAGCTTCTCGAAGTCCGAGACGACGCGCCCTACGGTTTCTTTTAGCTCGACCGGGTAACCCATAGCGATACCGTCGGTATTGGCCGAGAGCGCCACTGCCCCCACCTTCTCTAGACGCTCTATGAGCATCAAAAGGGTAAATTGCCCCGTAAGCGTTATGAACAATCCCAGAGTTGGACCATACATAGGTGAATACTTAGACAACAGCTTACCGAAGCTGCCATTGATGGGTACTTTCAATCCTTCGGCTACGTCTTTATCTCCATCAGCTTTAGCCTTCAATCGACGATAATAAATCTTGCTGTACTCTTCGGTCAGTCTAGCATCATAGTCTCCCGACGTCTCACCCCACAAAACCCATATAGACGGGTAAAAAGAAGCCGCGTCAATATCGGTTACTATATAACCTTTAGTCGCTACGTGACACACTTTTTTGTCGTGGGTAGAGTGAATACCACCCACGCCTAGCTGATACGAACCTTTATTTAGCTTGATCTGTTCCTTACCTAAGAAGTCCGGCAGCTCTACGTGGCCTGTAGCCTGATTCATAGGGAACACTGTTTCTTTTACTCGGTCGAAGGTGTCCTGCAAGTTCTGATCGTCAAAACTAATGTACTCCGGCGCGGTATAGACGATAGACTTAGGAACTTTCTTCTTACCCCGAGGAAGGTTCAAACGCTTGATAAATGCGGTCTCCGCCATTTGGGTATCAGACTTACTACGGAAGTCGCAATCATACTCGGCTCCCATTTGGCGACGCAAGTTGAGTTGAAACTCTAGTCTATTATACAGCTCTTCGGTAGTGTCCAAGTCATTGATACAATACTCCTGAACGTCGGCGCGTTGCTCGTCGGTGATAATGGCGTCATGCTCAAACGGAAGGTCTTTCAGCCAGCGCATGTGCATACGTGAACCATACGCTTTTAGCCCTACAAAACTTGGCGCTACTTCTATCAAGTCAATATGATCAAACTTTAAGTCCGGAATGCCGAACCGACGCTGAGCTTCCCACGGTTGCATCTGGTGCTCGATAATCGAATTGGCGATCATTTTCACCGTTTCAATTGACTTACCGGCAAGTAATGCGGAAGCCACCGGCGTGTCAAATTTAATACCGTTGAACGACACCAGCGTACATCCGGACTCGAATACTGAGCGAATCTTAGCTAATGCGTTCGGCTCGTCGTGCCAGATAGCAATAATGTTACGATTCTCCAACACTCTGCCGCAGAACAGTAGCACGTTCGAAAAAACTTCTATATCAAAGACTAGGGTTTTAGACATGCTCCCGCTCCACTAGGTTTCCTTCTTTACTATAGTGATGAGTCCAGTTATTTGTATCGGTTTCCCATGTAATAGTATCCTTAAACTTTCTAATGTAGGGGTAGGTATAGAAGTGCATGAGATCATCCCTTTTCCGCATAATTATTGCGTTTAATGGTCTATGATACGTATCATATCCGCATTTAACACAAACGTATCCGTCGCCCATCCCGCCAAAACCTTGAGCCATCTTATGAATTATACACATGTTATCTATCCTGATTAACATAACCTGAGGTCGGGCCACCTTCTTCCTCAATAATTCTGTATTCTTCTTTTTGAATCAAACTAGTAATTTCCTCGATAGCAATTTGAAGTTCTACACTATGTACCCAATGCATAATTCGATGAATAATAAGCGATTCTTTCTGAGGAATATTATTAGCTTCAACATATCTATTAAATAGTAAGCTGTTTGGAGTTGCCCCACACCAACGACCTGGATATCCGCAAGTCAATTCAATACGTTTTTCAAGGTAATGAATAGCCTTGTTCAAATCTACCAAACCGTTCTTGTCCCGCCACCTCTGTACATACTTCGAGGCGGCGTATTCAAGGTTAGGTACATCCGTCATGGTGCAATAGTCCCAATGCTGAACCTCGCCTTTTAAAGCCGGTTTATAATGACTACCGCTTACCTGTTTATCATTTGCGGCCATACTAAATCCTTTCTTTGTGATCGGATACAGATTCACGACACTGACGAATAGCGCGCATCATTGGCCCGGCCAGCCACTCCCCAACACGTCTGGCATCATGTTTACCCTCTGGTAAGCTTTCCCATGCCGCAATGATTGCCTTTAGCGCCTTCTCGCACTTCTCGATCAGCGAAGATTGATTGGTCAGCCGCGTGACAACAAGGTCAGCCAACCCGCCACTGAAGTCATAACCAACCGCCATGCCGATTTTATTGACCGTTGAGAGGAATTCTTGACGCTCTTCATTAAGCTCGGCGACCTTCGTTGCCATGTCTCGCATAGCGGTAACTAGCTGTGTCGCTGCGGTATCCTTATCTTTGTACGCTTGTTCAAGCTCTGCGATGCGCTCGGCCTGCTGCGTGATGGTAGCGCGTAGTAGCGTTTCCGTTTCCTTCGAGCAAATAATTGTGAATTCCTGAGAGTCAGTATTCAGCCTATTGGTCAGCCGCTCAATCTCCTCGCTCTGCTCTTCGACCCTGGCATCCCGCTCGCTCAAAGCAGATTCAGCGCTGGTAAGTTGCTCGCGCCGCTGCTCTACCCTCAGGCGCAGAAGGCCGTTGTCTCGGGCAGCCTCTGCGACCTTGGCTTGCAGCAACTGGTAAGGCTCGGCCTCGGTCATGCAGGTACATGGGTATCGGCCTTCCTCTCGGTTCTCAAGCCAGCCGGTATCGTCGCAATCGCCACATACCATCCCTTCTCGATCAAGCAATTTCGCTTCAAGCTCGGCGACCTTGGCTTGTAGCTTCACGCATTCTTCCGTGCGCTCAGTCATATCTCGGTAGTACATTTGCTCGGCATCTCCGCACTTCGGGCAGGCGACCGGGGTGGTGTAAAGCGCCAAATTAACAGGGATCACCATTGCTCTATTTATAGGCTCTATAACTGCGCGACCACCGTAGTATCCAGTGGTTACCGCGAACGGCTCCTGCCCCGCCCGCGCTGCGACCTCGGCCTCGATGGCGCGAACCAGCTTCATCAGCACAGACATTTCAAGTTCAGCTTCGCAATTAGCAGCCATAATTCCGTTAGATTTCCAAACATCACTTTCAGTCAGCATTGCGTTCTCCTTGGCTTTCCGGAGTTTCAAGCGCTTCCAGTAGGTTTTGCTCAAAAGATTGATCGGCATCACAGCTAGGGCGACACTCCCAAATCCCCTCAACACCTTTTTCATTGACGCGGGTTAGGTATCCGCCAATCTCCTGCGCCCCTTTCCCACACAAACGACATTGGCAGCTCATTTGCGTTCTCCTTGGGCGGCGGCGAGCATGGCGCGTATGTCGGAAGCTGCAATATCGGCGGCAGTGCAGGCGTCATCAAGCCAGCCACACATCCCTCCCGGCTTAGCTTTCGAGAATCCGACGATACAATCAGCGGCGATCTTTGCTTGCCGGCCGGCATGTTCCAGTTGGTAAACTCGCACCAGCGCCATGCCTTCCGGGATCGTCTGGGAGAGAAAGAGCGGTTCGGCCCATCCGACATGATTCGGATTTCTGGCATCGAAGTCGGCGATATATGTGTCGTCGCCATCCGTTCCGCGATAGTCGTAACCGCCTTCTCCATCAAATGTGCGTATCGCAACCGCCTCCTTCCCCCGCTCGGCGTCGATGCGTGCGAGGAAGCGAGCGGCGAATTCAGTTACGGACTCGCGGTCGGTTTGATTCGGGTCGTTAGCTTCCGACTTGAAGCTGTCCAAAACTTCCATCGCAATCCGTTCGATCAGTTCTTTTTTCATTTCACTTCCTTCCTCATTTGGTGAATAGTGTTGAACAGCTCTCGCTCACGACCTACTAGCACCATACTTTCGGCGTAAGACAGGTAGCGATCGTATACCACAGAAGCGAGCTGGTTACCTAACTGAAGTTCCCGCACGCAAAATAGCGCACCTTGGGCTAGATCCGCCATTTTCAGGGTACGAGCTTCCTTTTTGGACAGTTCTACGTCCAAACACGCACTTCTCAGTAGTCTTTCTTCCAGTTCTGACACCTGTTCGCCAATACCGTACTCGCGTTTCGCGGGAGACGGAATGTCACCAGTTTGATGCTCTGCCAGGTCATGCACCAAAGCGCCAATCAACAACGCACTACTGGGATATCCCTCTTCCCAGAGTACAACACACAACATAGCGACCATGTGCGAATGGTGACCTACTGTCTCTTCGGTCAGGGTGCGAACAGTGTGATAGCGAGTGACTTCGCTACCTGAAATGATGAAATTCAATCGGCTATTCATTTCTCTTCTTCCAAGCGATATTCAATCATATTAGCCATTCCTAGGTAGAGCTTTCCATTCTTGCTGTTTTCCCCGTATGTTTCAATAACTTTCGTTCGGAATTGCTTAAGGGTCCCTGTGAAACACCCACAGACAATACGAATACCGAGTTTGGAATCCGTGAAGGCCGTAGTCGTCCTATATTCAGAGCCGAAGCCGGAAAAAGTGCAAATTGATTCTTGCGACAATATATGAGCGTTGCCATAGACCAGAGCGTCACCATAGACCCGAGCGTTACCATAGACCCAAGCGTTGCCATAGACCAGAGCGTCACCATAGACCCGAGCGTTGCCATAGACCAGAGCGTCGCCAGAGACCCGAGCGTTACCATAGACCCAAGCGTTGCCATAGACCAGAGCGTCGCCATAGACTTGAGCGTTGCCAGAGACCAGAGCGTTGCCAGAGATCAGAGCGTTGCCATAGACCAGAGCGTCATCATAGACTTGAGCGTTGCCAGAGACCAGAGCGTTGCCAGAGATCAGAGCGTTGCCATAGACCAGAGCGTCATCATAGACTTGAGCGTTGCCAGAGACCAGAGCGTTGCCATAGACCAGAGCGTTGCCATAGACCCAAGCGTTGCCAGTTTGTGAAAGGCACTTTTCGGCTTCAACCCAACCACCAACTTCACCAGCTGAAACAACACCAGCGATCTCAATAAGTGCTCGAATCCTGCGAAAGGTTACTCCGAATTGTACTTTCGTCTCGTTGGTAAATTCATATTTGTTCATGTCTATCTCCTGTTATAGGTTAGAGGATGCTGATTTATCTTCTCTTGCTCTAGCAAGTGCCCCCATTATAGCTGGGGGTTTCTTAAAAGTAAAGCTATTTGACTTTTGCTTCCTCTCGACGATGAATCCAGTCGAGAGTGGCTATCTTCCAATCTTCAGCTTGAATACGTATCGCCCAGGCTTCTCCGGTTCCGGACTTCTCTTTACGCGTCTTGGACACCATCGCCATAGGGTAAGCCACTTCGTTGAAGAAGGGATGTACCGATTTCAAAGGCTCAAACGGCGCAACGCAATAATCCTCCGCGTCGCGAAGCCAAGTGGACCAAGAAGCTCCATCTGTGAGCATTGACGCGGGGGTAACACCATGTTGATAAGCGTCATATTCGTATGGATCTGGAGGAGCATCTAGATGTTTAGCCGCGTCATATACGGACTTGTCATAAATATGTAAGTTGTTTATCATGGTTCTCATTTTACCGACGGGTCGTCTTAGTGCCGCCGCTACAAATTCAAGCAAAAAGCTGAAGTGAACTATATTACTACCTGCATTCCCCCACCAGAAATCATTACTTCTGTTAAAAACTGTAAGATTAACTCGGTTTGATACTATATCAAATACCAATTGAGTATTGCAACATTTGTCGAGGGTTTTCTTTGTTAAGTCTTCGGAGTCCCAAAGCTGTATAACAGCTTGCCGGCTACATGGGTCAGACTTCAGTATGTTAATTACTTCTACCAGCTGGTCTCGTCCGAAATGATTACGCATTCTGAAGCCGTAGGCCGCATTGAATACATAACCATCATCGGAGAACTGATCAATGTTACGGTTAAATAGTTTAAGAAAAGACACATCCCTCCTGCCCGATAAAATCCAAATCGATTCCATAATATGGAATATAGGGTTGCAATCTCTACCTTCAAAGAAAAGCACTCGCTCCTGAGGCCTTTCTACGGTAATAATAACCGGCTCTTCTATACGTATAACCGCTCCGTTTCTTGAGTCGGATTTTACCCCACACCCCTTCAGCCTCCAAAGTCCTTCACTGAATAGATCATTAGCATTGCGGACAGTTAGTTCCATATTATCTCCTTATGAGTTTTCGGATAAAATTAACAGGTAATAGTATAGGCCAAAATAGTGCCGCTATAAAACTACATATCAATTCCTTAACAGTTACGTAATCCATGAGAGATAAAGTAACAATAGGAATACCGATTAAGTAAGTTATAATCAATATAGTTAGAGACATACTATTCTCCTAATACGCGGTTTCAGATTTGTACAAAGAACGGGGAGCACCTTCGCCTGCCAAAACCCTCCACATTTTATCAAGTTCGCACATGCAGTTTTGGGCGTCGTGTAAGGTGAATTCATCTATATCGAGCTGATGGGCGATATCGGTCCACACTTTCTTCAATTCCGTATTAAACTCGGTTTGATGCCAATGCGCGTTGATCTTACGACCAAGTAGGCGATTGAGTCCTCGAGTAGACCCTGGACCCATCGGCGCCCAGTCGTATAGGTCTTCCGCTTCTCCCAACTCTTCAGGATAATATGAAAGATCTGCCGCCACCTGCCCTGCTAAGAAAGTGTTCCACCCGTAATACCTACTAAGCTCGGTTACCACCGCCTCGACACTCTTAGAAGCCACCGCCTCTCGTATCTCTTTACGACCCTCTACCAACGGCAGCAGGAAGCGATAAGCGATCGTCTCAGCTTTGTTAGAGCCAGTTTCTCGGCCTGGGTAGAGCATATAGGCGCTTCCGTAGGTCTTTACCTCGGTAGATTTTACTCGGTCAAGCACCTCTACAAAACCGTGGGGATCAAACTCTTCTGCAAACCCGGGAATCATCCCTTCTACCAATAGCTCGGTCAGCGTAGGTGGCCAGTTGATATATCGAGCTATCGCGGCAATAAACCACATGTCCTCTTCACCATGGGCGACGTGCTGGAACATGTTAGACATCATCCATTGACTCATTCGATCGTCCCGGCGACGGACGTTGCAGAAACGATACTTATGAAGGATAGGATCTTCGGTCCAAGGCTTCGGTAAGTTCAAACCTTTGGACACTCGGATAGCCTCGCGCTCCCACACCCAATATAGGATGTCTTCCATTTTAGGAGCGTAGGCTAGCGGACGCTCAAATGGATTAGTCATTTGATTCAGCTTCCTGGAAGATGGCGAGTACGTCTTCAAACGCGTTTTCGTGATTGATAGGGCGGACGTCGTAGCCGAGTTTGAACAGGGCGCTGGCCGTGCTACGAGTTTGCGTCCACTTATCGCGAGTGTTTTTCTCGTTGAGAGGGCGCTCGTCTCCCCGCGCTAGACGCCGGGCTTTGACGCGCTCAATGCAAAGCTCAACGGGTGTCGTAAGGATGGCGAAAACGGCCTCTCCGGTGGCTTGGATCGTCATAGTAACGGCACCGGCTGGTCCTGCCGCCGAGGCAAGAAGACCTTCCATCAACACGTGACCGTCTTGGTGATAATGAACGGCGCGATCAGCGGCCTCTTGTTGTCGATTAATTTGGTCACATCCTCCGCAGACAGTAGTATACTTACCCAACAGGTAAATTGGATTCTTGAGTTCAGGAACGTCAATGCGATATCCTTTTATTTTGTTATCGCTTCCAATCAACTCGCTATTGGGATAATTCTTCAAGAAGGTAAACGCTACCGTGGATTTACCTGAACCGGACGTGCCGCGCAAAGAAACAATCTTTTTACTCATATGTATTCTCCTAAGAACATTTAATCACGGTAACTAAAATAGCGATAACCGCTAAAATTGCTACGGTAGGACCAATGGGAACATAATCATTTATATGCGAATAAATTGAATATCTCCCACCAGACCACCGGCCTTTACCATAATACGAATCATCCATTTGATCCTCCTAAAGAAAATGTTCAGCACGGAACGGAACGCCCGTATCCATGAATTGTGAAGCTTTGACTTTACGATCCACTACAGGCGATTCACACTCTTCTCGCAGCCAAACGGGTAAGTGGTCTTCGCGTATCTGGCGGAACACCTTGGTGACATCATTCAAATCACGGTCTTCATGCCACTTGATCCGATCCCAAGCCATATCCGCGTAGACGCCCGGATAGCGGCGACGGAAGAAACCGTTCTTGAACTGACACAGTTGGCTCTCCAGCGTGAAGAACCCGGCATCTTTGTGAGTAATCTCACACATCGCCAGATACTTATCCGCTTCCATGTTGAGCCAGGGTACCATCTTCTTCCAGTTATAATTACCGTCAAAACCGTTATCAGCACGCTTGTCCCAAACCAGGTCGTCGTGACCCATTAGGAACAACATCCCATTGCGGTGAGACTTGCTACCGGATTTGTCTTCAAACAACAGGTTGTCGCAATCTGCTCCAGCCCCCATTATTTTAACGTATTCCAAGTACGAAAAGGTTGCTAGGCGTCCAAAGCTGGTGAAGCTCTTAGTAACTCGGTCCCACAGTTCCGTGAAGGTTCCAGTCAACATCACTTCTTGGGAACCAAATTCATACATCGCTTTACAGTAAGACTGTACTGCGGCCGGGAAGTCTTTCTTCTGGTAGCGACGATCAGTATCAAAACTTAGCCGTTCCCACTCTTCATTGAACCAATCCGTCAGGTCCTGCAGCTCCACTTTGTTTTGCGGAGGCTCAGGGAACCGGCGGAAGATCCTCATCGAAGTAATCGGGTTTTGCGTGTTGCCGTTGATGAACGCGAACCAGAGCTTCTGTTCCATGTCCCAGTGATATTTCTTAGCCAACTCCGGCATGTAGAGATAAACGCATCCCGGCATGATACCGTAGGTTAGGTTCATCTGGTAAAGCTGAGTAAAGTAGGCTTCTCGGTTTTCTTTAAGTCGATAATCCATCACATCCCCTTCCCAATTTCAGCAGCCGCACGAACGATGGAGCGGCGCAAAGACTGACCGCGATCTTCTAATATTTTCTCATAGCACGTTTGAGAATATCCAGTGTATGCCTCAACACCTTCGCAGTACGTCGTTATAAATCTGTATTGCATCTGCAACTTAACCGCCAGCCTCAACGCATCTCCGTCGTCGGTTAGAGGGTTCCATATGCCGCCATCCACAGCATGTAAAAATCCACATTCAAACCCCGCATCATTACGTGAAGGCCAGAATGCAACATCATATCCAGCAGCCTTCGCCGCCAGTTCTAGCAATTCTCGGTCGGTCATGTTGTTACTCCTTATAACCCGCTTGCATGACACCCGATTGTCCGTTGTAGTTACCCTTAGTGCGATAGCTCTGAGCTTCGCTCACCGAGTCTCCCCTGAAGAAGATCAGCTGTCCAATCTTGTCTCCAGGCCGAAGTAGGATAGCGTGGTTTTGAGTCATGTTCTTGAACTCAAGCGTCAATGCTCCATGGAAACCTGGATCTACCCACCCGGCATCCATGTGCTCCAGCCCAATACGCCCCATACTCGACTTGATACGGAACAGAGCAGCGAGGTTATCCGGGAAGTTACAATACTCTACTGTGTGAGCTAGGAAGAACTGACCGGGCTGAATAATAATACCTTTGCTGTTAAAGGTACATTTGCACATTTCCATTTTATCACGCGCACGGTAATCTAAATAATCAAGACAAGGTTCAGTATTTTCCATGAAAATAGTTTCACCCAAGCGAAGGTCCAGACTTGCGGCATTGACACAATCCGCAGACCAGTTTTCCATCGCTCCAGCTTCGCAAGCCTGGACGATTTGATCGTGATTCAAGTAGCTCATACCGCCTCCGTGACGTATTCCGGATGAGTATAAAACGGCTCGATGACCGACAGGTCCGGCTCGCTCCCGACGATCCAAAACCCAACATAGCCATCTTGGGAAACCCACCCGTTTTGTTTAAGGTAGCGAATCATTTTTCCTTCGTAAGTGCCATGGAATTCAATACCGTCAAAGGTCTCCGGCATGTTATCTTGGTAAGTAGAGAAGCCAGTGTCGTGAAGACTGTGATGCTTCCACTTGAACGGAAGGTTATCAATATCAAAACCTAGCTTTTTGCAACGCTCACGTACCCATTCCATCTTGTCCGGACCGATACCTAGCGTATAGAGCAACCTTACGTTCTTTGGATCATGTCTCAGACCCATCAACACGCTTACTAGGGAGTTGCACGAACCGGCAGGAACGATCAAAACCTCAACCTCCTCCGGAATATTTCGAACTTGATTAGCACCCACTGCGTGGAAGGCTAGTAAGTCCTCAACAGAGCACGTTTGGTGCTCCACAGTAATACCGTACTTCACTACCAGGCTGGAGGGTTTGGTCAGCTCGGCTACCTTGCGCTGCAGCGCTGGATTGTAGGCAACGTTGATGTATTCGAAGCTAGCACCAAACCCAGCCGCAATACGAGGGTTGGGATGGTTCATGAGCGTCTCGGGTTTCGTAGCGCCCACGATAAGGCGGCTCGGTAGTCCGTAGTGCTTACCGATAATCGCGCTCATAGAAAGCTGGGGGGACTTTACGCTCGCTCCGGAGAGTACGTGCGTCTTGCCGGCTCGAGTGCTACTCATCAAGTGAATAAGCTGACGACACTTGGAGCCGTTCGGACCACCGTAACCCAACGGACTGAAAAAGTCTTCACGTTTGAACCAAATGCCTTGGTGATTCTCCCAAGGAGTCAAAGCCTTGAGGTAGTCTTCCCAATGAATGTCATCCCGGTTAAGGGAAAACTTGGGGAAAATGGATTGTTTCATTTACTTGTCCTCTTCAAAACGGATACCGTCCAGTTTGCAACTCACCAACACCGGATACTTCAGCTTCGAAGTGTCGTCAATAGTATGGGCGAGTAAAGGTTTGAAAGTCATCTCTATTCCTTGTCAAAGAGTTTGATACGAACGGTAACGGACTTCGAAGTCTTGTAACAGTCAGCCAGGGCTTCCCCGTACTTCGCTTTCAGGAGGTCGTTGTTCAAGCGAGAGGTTTCGGTAGTAGAGACATCAACTTGCCCTGCGTTCCCCAGGTGAGCGCCTTCGCCGAGAGCGATGAGATCGGCTTTCAGCTTTTCTTTGTACTTCTCGATCTTCTTGAGCTCGACATCGGCGAGTAAGTAGTTGTCGATCAGTTCGCGGATAGCTTTTTGAGTCAGTTTGGCGGCCATTTCTATTCTCCGGTTGCTTTGGCGATTGCTGCGTTGATCATTGGGCTGTTGTAATATTCTCCTGCTGCACTCGCGTAGCCTTGCAACTGCTCTCTTGCCTCAATCAAAGCCTCCAGCAACTCAGGCGCAGCGGCGATTAGTCGGGCGTTGGCTTCTGATGTTACTCTGTAGCAAATATCAGCCACTGTGCTATTGCTTACAATAACAGTCCCATATCTTTCTCTTTCGTCATACTCTATTGACCACGGCCCCTTCGTAAATTTAGTTTCCATGATTGGTGGCCTTTGAGATTGCATTATGAAGCGAAGCGCCAATCTGCCCATTAGCAAGACCTCGATCTTGCAAATATTGCAACGCTTTTTGTGAAGCCTCAAGCAACTCGTCGCGCTGTTCTTTAAGTTGGTCGATCTTGATTTGCAAGTCGGCCTCTACAATCGTCCCTTTCTCGCGAAGTTCAGATTTAAACGAATCAACGGCTTGAATAATCTGTTTTTCCGTGAATAGCCGAGTTCCGTGTGGAATCATCCGGTACGATGGTGTGCGATTGATTGCGCAGCAATTGGAACCGTGGGCAACATAGCATTCAACCACAGCTACAGATTCTTCGATGCAATAAAGCGGGTTATGGTCCATTTGGTATGTCTCCGTGATGTAAGACTATATATTAGTACTCTGACAAACGCTGTCAATCGTTATTTTGCAGCATCTTTAAGCAAGACTTGCACTTGCATTTTTTCACATCTTTCATTTGCTCTCGAATATCTTTCTTAAACTGAGCGCCGAAGCAATGCTGAAAGTCTGTAGGTGTGCCAAGGTCAAGTTTAAAACCAGGCTTGAGATAAACAAAATACTCGCCTTCATCCATTTGAATTTCATCAATACGCTTGTCAATCTTTGCCATGTTGGCCTCCGTTTGTGAATCTTGATTCTAACTGTTCTATTGCGTCTGTCAAGCGTTATTTGCTACAATGCCCCCATTATAGTTCAATGGGGGCAAAAAGTAAAGCTCAAAAAGGATTATCGTCATCGTCGTCCAAAATGTGTGGCGTTGCGGTGATCGGCCTCCGTACCGGCGTGATAGTTCCTTGAGAGAACATAGAGGATTGAGTCGCCGGAGTTGCCTTAGCGCTCTCAAACTCTTCCCCAGCTTCTTCGAACAGGATACTGATCCACGGTTCTCCCGACGGCGAGGTCTTTTCCCAACCTTTGAGTTCGTACATCACTCCATTCAAGCTGGCGCGGCCGTAGAATCGAGGTTGATTGGGTTTCGTTTGGAACTTGGATACGTTCAGAGTCCCACGTTTGTTCATCAAGTTTTTCATGCTTCCACCTCGATAGTTTTGTCCTCTGCGGGTACGCGCTTATAACCCATACTCGGCGATGCATACCACACCAGTTGGGCACCATTCATGTAAGCGTACATCTTTGTCCTTTGGGGTTTAACCCGGTAGTCTCGGTCTTCCCAATTCCAGTCTGGTGTTGGTGCTTCACTCCACTCCTTATCGTTACGCGATTCAATGTCACTACTATCTTCATAGGCTAGCATTACCTCGATCTTGTAACGTAACGTACTCATGCTATTCTCCTTACCAGTTCGTTAATAATAAGCCCTTGAGTAAGCAGAGCCTCCTTGCGACGCTCTATTTCTCGTTGTTGCAGGGATAGCCTATCTATTTCTCGCTTAATCTCGTCTAGAGCCTTCCCGCAGTCAGAGATGGTTACTTTCTCTCCATTACCGATTGGCATGATTATTCTTCCCAGGTGATTTTTACAGTATCAATCACATCAGAACTTGAACAATCAGTAGCATCTTGACGTGAATTAAAACGATAATTCCCCATTACGTCGTTAGGATAAAGATTAACCCACCCTTCGCGTTTTTGTTTTGGTTTTGTCCAGGACCAACAATCAAATGGAGCCCATGTTTTATGCCCCTTATTATACAACTTTGATTCGGTTACAACTTCTCCAATAAATCCTGTTTTTTGTTCAATGTTTGGGTTATAGCCTTCAACAGAGATACCAAATCCTTCTTTTTTGTAGTAAAGCACATCCCCCTTATAAACCGGCCGTCCTTCGACCCATGCAAGTGGTGACATGCGGAAAGATGAAGATGAGCAAAAACTTGATTCATTTCCAGTCTCATAAGCAATATATCCAGCGCTTGTTACTCCAATATATGCAACGTCGTCAGGGATATTTGACCAATGAATCTTATCCCCACGCTTCGCCGCTTCCAAATCAAACGGGCGCAGCAGGCTGTAGTCTTTTTTGTGTTCCATTTAGTGCTCCTAGATAGGTTGGTGCTATGTGTTTACGGATTTGATAATATAGTTATCGTAGTTCATCCGGTATGTCAATCTCATCGCCCAGCTTCAAGGCGACGAAGCAGCGCATGGCTGCGATCAGGTACGTTGAGCCGTATTGAATTGCATGTCCAGGCTCGTCCTCGAATCCCGCACGGGCCTCAAACTCAATTGGGCCATTGGTTCCGTGCTGCATCCGAATCATCTCGACGATGTGTTTATCGATGATCGGGCCACCATGCGCCCAGTCAGTTGAACAATGCGGGAGTCCTCCGGTGCTCCATTTGAACATGAACGGATTGTTGCTCTGCTCCGAACATTCATGACCATTGCACTTCGCCACCGCAAAATCAAGCGCAGGCCCGGTCAGACGTTTTGATTTTCATTCGTCGTACTCCCGTTCGGTTTGTCCCAGCACCTTGCGCACGAAGTGCCACTCATCAGGCCCGCAGGTACGGAACACCACGTTCGTGTAGTTTGACCCAGCACGCTCCATACAGAGGACGAAGCGCGCGAGGTTGAGCTTGTTGATAGCGATGACTGCTTCGTGGCAATTACCGCCGATAGTTGTTGAGATGAGTCTCATTATCGATCTTTCCATTCAGGTTCTTGATGGCAGTCTGGGCAAGCATTGTGCTCGTCCAGGGTATCCATATTAACGCGGTTACCGCAGAAGTCGCACCGTTTCATAGGTGTGTAGGATATCTCGCCAACTTGTTGCCCGGTGCGAGGGTTAATATGGGCGCGAGGATCTGGTTCAGAAGCCGAATAGCGTTTCCCAGTGAAAGTCATTTCGTACTCCACCAAAAAGGCACTTCACGTTTAGTCCAAACGGCGAAACCACTCTTAGCGCCGCGATAATAGTTACGGTAAGCCTCTACCGGGTCTTCGCACTTGTACTCGTCGGGCATACACTGAACGAAGTTGTTAATAGCATCATCATAGTTATAATCTGGAGCAAGGCTCTCTATGACGTCTTGGCACTTGTGCCGTTTGCCATAGCGATAGGTATACTCTTTACACAAAGCTAATCCATGTTCGCTCAACCAGTTATAATTGTCTTCATTTGTTGCCCACAGTACACAGGGGTGGTTCTTATGGGTGGGTTTGTACGGGCCGCCTTTGATAGTAGACATTATCTGAGCTGACTCCAACACCATCTTGACAACATGCTTGTCACATTGCATTTGAGCAGCGAGGACCGGGTCTCGGTCTAGGATGAAGATGTTCATTTAAAGCATCCACAGAAAAACGTCAATGGGTATGATCACGGCGCGACGACTATGAATCGCATATCGTACGGCCAATAAGCTGATAGAAATGTTCATGTGTATCTCCGTTATTGATTAACGGGAGCCGGAGCTCCAGGGTTTACTAGACGTTCTTGAGGTAGAAGGTACGACCATTGATCGTGACTTCGATCTTCTCACCATTCTTAGCAGCCTTGTACAGTTTGGCAGTCAAGCCGTCTTGCTGAGCAGAAGTCATCCAGTCGGTGTGCTCTTTCCACATTTGGAAGGCATTCTTCCATTCTTCATTACCACACACAATCGTACGGTCCAGCTTCAGCGTAGTCTTCATCGTCTCGGCTTGGGTGTCGCTAACCGTGCGGCCTTCGGAGGTAGTCTTGACCATCGGTGCGTCTTTCTCGCCACGATGAAATTTGTGTTCCGCTTCAGTAACCTTGGCGAAGTCATCAGTAACCACCGTGGCAGCTTTCAGCATATCGCCAAGGATTGACTTGGGAGCGTTCTTGTTCTTGTTGGCAACTAGGCTCTGAGCGAAGGCTTCGGTGTCAGCCAGGGACATCATCTTGGGAGCCGACTTGGTGGCAGCTTCAACCTTCATTTCTTCGACGTCGGTGCCGTCTGGGAAGTCCTCGTTCATGTTACCGTTGGCCTCGTCAGCTTCGATAGCTTCCAGGATGACTTGAACCTTCTTCTCGGCGGTAGCGCGGTCACGGAACTTCTTGACGGATGATTCGGCATGATCGTTGTAGAAGGTCACGAGTTCGGCGGTGGTGACGGTCTTCAGGTTTTCGAGGGTGATGGTGGTCATGTTATTCTCCAGGTTTGCGTTAGCGAGGTTGTCTTGGGTGTTAAGGAACTGTTCAGCGGCGTCTTCGTCGAAGAAGAACTTGCCGTCTTGTTCGGTGATAAGTTGTTTGGCATGCATAACGGCTTCGGTCGATATGTCCTTAAGGCTGCGGAGGGCGGCGGTTCGGGTCGAGAAGGAAGGCATGTGAGTCTCCAAGTTATCAAGTTATCGATACTATTCGATGCAGCTGAACCCAGTATAGCCCCCATTGTTTAAAAAGGCAACAATTATTTTGCCCCCATAGTTAAAATAATTTGCGTTGTTGAAAGAAAGCGAGTAAACTATAGGTTGTCGGCTTGGAATCCGACTTAACTTGGCAAGGCTTCACATGACCTCTGGCGAGTGCCAACTCGTTATTCCAACTTCCGCAAGGATGAGAGGTCAGGTGAAGCCTTCTTTTTGGAGAAGAACATGGATTACCAGAAGCACTACGATAGCTTAATAACAAAAGCGCGCTCGAGAGCTAAGCCTGAAGGATATACCGAGCGACACCATAAGAAAACGGGACATACGGGAAAGACTAAACTATGATCCCTCGCGACTATCAACTGAGAGCTTACGAGGCGTTGCTTGATTCCCTATGTAGAGGTAACAATCCTGCCGCCGCAGTTGCTACAGGTGGGGGAAAATCACTTTTGATTTCTATGCTAGTAGATAGGTTTCGCTCACGGGGTGGTAAGTCACTAGTTCTAACAAATAGCAAAGAGCTTGTAGTTCAAAACATGATATCCTTACGCAAGTACGCTGGATTAGAGGGGGTCGGAGTGTATTGCTCAGGCCTAGGTCACAGTGCGGTGGGAACATCCTCTACATACGGAACCATACAGACCCTGTATCGAAACCTAGATAAGCTGCCTAGCGACTTGGACGCTATTATCGTTGATGAGGTGCAAAACGTAGCTCACAAAGGTTCTGAAGCTAAGATGTACAACACGCTAATGAACCATTTTCCTAATGCTAGAAAGATTGGTCTCAGCGCGACACCCTACAGGCTAGACAAAGGATTAGTGTACGAAGGCGAAGGATGTCACTTTGACGATCTGGCTATCGAGATAACAGTTAAAGAACTGATTGAATTGGGATACCTCACTCCGCTTAAAGGTATAGCGGCGGCAGTCCAACTTAATTTGGAAGGGGTTCATCGCTCTAACGGTGACTTCGACACCAAAGAAGTTGATGAGCGTATGACTGAAGCCTGGTTACGGGAAGTGTTAGCTAACGTTAATAGGCTTGCTACTGGACGCAAGACCATATTAATCTTTACTCCTACGGTTCGCACTGCTGAGTTAGTTGCTAAGTTAGCTGTAGAAATAGGCATATCGGCGGAATACGTTCATGGTGGAGACAGTGAAAGAGAAGACCGACTGAAGCGATGGGAGGCGGGTGAATTTACTATTATGGCTAACTGTCAGATCCTCACCGTAGGTTACGATAATCCAGCGATAGATTGCATAGTGGATTGCGCTCCTACTGAATCTCTAGGTAAACATATCCAGAAACTAGGTCGTGGGGTTAGAAACTATCCAGGTAAGACGGACTGCTTAGTCATTGATGTGGCGGGTAATCTATCTAGGCTTGGAGGCATAAGTTCCGAAGCCGATTTTGTACAAGAGCGAGCAGACGGCTCGTTAGTAAAAGGAAAGATACGCAAACCCAAAGCGCCTAAGCCTCGAGGAGTGAAGCACGGAGACTTAATCACCGACTTGGATCCCATGCTCGCTTCTCCGAGTGGTATGGAAGGGTTGGTGCGCAATATAGTCTATATCGTAATCAACAGCAAGAGCATCGCCGGTAAGCAGTTGCTGATGGTCGCTTACGAATGCCAGATAGAGGGTGGAGCGTTAGTTAGTGCAAACCAATTCATTTGTGTAGAGTACGACGGATGGGCGCGCAAGAAGGCCGAAGAATGGTTCGCGCTACGCGGGGTTCAAGCTCCGTATTCAGCTGAACGCGCTAAGGTTATGTGCTGGGGTTTGCCGGAGCCGCGCACTCTGACTATTCGCAAGAAAGGTAAGTACGCGGAAGTACTGAAGGAGCACTTCTGACCGAGTAGAAGTTGCTTTTATAACACATAAAGCGTATAGTTGTACCCTGCGCCCGTAACCGAGGCTCTGATCCAGTCTTGAAAACGATAATGGATTCCCCTGTCTATTAGTCAAGTTACGGGCGCACCTTTTTACCATCAGGGGATAATCATAGAACATCAGGGGTAATAATGGCTAAGATCACCTTCAATAAAGAAGACGAAGATTCAACTTCAGTCCAAGTTTCAGAAAAACCCGCAGAACCTATAACTAAGTCACCAACGCTCACTCTGGTTGAGAAAGCGCTGTCCTCCGCGGAAGCCTGTGCCCGATTGAGGAAAGAAGGATACGACGAAAGCAAACACGAAGCCTTAGTGCGCAAGTCTTTTTCCGACTTGTCCTCACTAGGGTTCAAGCCCGTACTTCTTGAGCGCGCTTCTAAGTCTCCCGGAACGGTAAAAGATTGGCAGAACCAAGTTAGGGAAAAAGAAGACTTCAAAGGTTACTCTAACATCGGTATACTGACCGGCGTCATGGGTGATGGGGTTTGTGATATTGATATTGACATTCCCGAAATGATAGACGTTTTGCCCCAGTTCCTCCCACCTACCCCATTTAGGTTCGGTCGGTTCTACGGTACGGGCACGCAGCGTATAGCACATTGGCTTTACCGAGTTACCGATTCGCAGGGAGGCAGCTTCAACGAAAATGGCCCTCCCCCAGCGTTAAAGGGTGCTAAGACTCCTTCGGTAGAGGTTCGCACCGGAGACGGTGGCAGTCAAACGATGGCTCCGGGCAGCGTTATCGTTGATCACAAACGTGGTTACATTATCGACTGCGTGCGTTGGGTGGGTAACACGATGACTCTCCCTAAGGGGGAACTGCCGGTCACTACCGAAAAAGAACTACGATTGTGCGTCAAGGTGGCCTTAGCTTCTTACTACTCAGTAGAGCATTTCAAGTCCGGTAAGTTTCACGAAGACATGATGTATTGGTGCGGCTTCCTGATGTGCGCCGGAGTGCCTAACGACCTCGTAGAGAAGTCTATCAAATATATCGTTAGGGCTTCCGGACAGACCGACGAGTATGATCGGTTAAATGCTATCACTACTACTCAGTCGCATATTGACAAGTCTGGATCGGCAGCGGGTATCGGCTATCTTAGGGATTCCGATCGGTGGTCTAAGAAGTTGTGCAAATGGCTATCCAAACTCCTAAAGTACGGTGGAGAAGGAGAACTAGACGAGCGTCCGGCAGTTAGGATTATCAGTTCGCACGAACCTAAATGGGCGGACTTAACTATTGACGCGATGGCTAAGACGGAAAAGTTCTACCAGATGTCCGGGCAAACCTGCGTGGTGACTAAGAACGAAGGTTCGGCGGTTATCGTACCGTTGGACAAGAGCGTGAATGCGGCGTCTTGGCTTACTCGAGAAATACGATTCACGCAATCGGTTATTGATAAAGCGACCGGAGTGATGACCGATCATGACATTAAGTGTCCTACGTCTTTGGCGTTAGAAATAGCAGATCCTTCCACCTACAAGGGAACGCTGCCGGTATTGGTCGGTGTGAGTAATACGCCGTTGATTACTCCTACGGGAAAGATTATACAAGACACTTGGGGATACGACGCAGATTTGAAGTTGTTCTTTTCCTCGGAGTTTTCAGTCCGTAACATGTATCGGGATGAAGCTATTCCTCTACTGGAAGACCTACTGTCCGACTTTCCTTTCGTGTCTCCTCGCTATCGCGCTTCCGCTATGTCGGCTATATTAACGGCGGGGATTCGCCCGGTACTGGACATTTGTCCGATGTATGTTATAACTTCGTCCCAATATAGCGACGGTAAAAGCGTCCTGAGCGGACTTATCGCGGCCTCAGCGGGAGTAGAAACGTCTATAGGTCAGCTCTCTAGAGGCGGCAACGACGAGGAGCAAGAGAAGCAACTCTCAGCCATTCTCAGTAGAGGTCGGCGCGTGGTTACTTTGGATAATCATGACGGGGAGTTTCGTTCACCTTCCTTGACGGAAACTCTAACCTCGACTAATCCGGAGTTTCGTATCCTAGGTAAGAATGAAACTCGTAGCGTACCTAACAAGACCATGTTCCTGTTGAACGGAGTTAATACCTCTCCTGCACTAGACTTGCAAACTCGTAGTGTGTTTATCCGCCTCGCTCGAACTACCGTGGATCCTAGTCGTAAATTTAAGCACATGGACATTGTAGGTTACACCTTTGGTAAAAGAGGTGACATTATTAGTGCGGGGATTAGCCTAATTAAATGGGCTATGGAGCAACCAGACGGTAACTGGAAACCTACTCATCGTTTCAAGACGTGGGATCGTATGGTGCGTCGTACTATAATGCTGACTATGAATATCGACATCGCGCCTCCGGTAAGCGAAGATACCGACCGTACTATTGATTCAACGGAAGAATCTCGCTATAACTTTTTGGAGTTTGCGTTAGGATTGTGGCATTCTGGCGTAAGGAATAAACTGAGTAAATCGGGTAACTATTTTGCAGCGAGCGATATAGCTCAGAACATTGGGCCGGACTCGGAGGAAGAAGCCTGGGTTACTATTCTTAGTAAGCGTCCCAGAAATGACCTTACTACACGCTGCGGATATGCTCTAAACTCGGTTAAAGAGCTTCCATTTTTGGATAAAAGTGGGGAGACAACTTGGCGGCTAATTGGATATTCGGTAAATGGGAAATCGGCTTACCGTTTCGAGGAAATTTGAGTGGTAATATGGGGGCTGGGTAAAAGTGAGCTAAACCCAGTGGGCCCTTTTATGTTGGGGGCAAGAAGGTGTTTTAAAACCACTATAGAGAGTTAGGGTTTGGAGCCCAGTGGGCCAGGGGGGTCAGTGGGGCTTTCTCCTATGAGCTATATTTTAAGTTTTATTTTATAGAGCGAGTTCTCTCCTTTTGTACCACTGACCCCACTTAGTAAGTAAAGAAACCTAATAGATATAGTTCTTTTGAGGGCAGTGGGCCTCAAATATTTTAGGGCCACTTGGAGGCCCACTGGGTGCTGAGGCCCACTGGGTTTACTTTGGGTGTTGTACCAAGTATAATAGGGGTGCTCTTAACTAAAGGAATTATGATGAACTATCTTGATAAAATGGATAAGGCGATTGAACTAATGAAAGAGGCTTTGGTGGAGGCGGTTCAAGACCGAGCCAGATTAGCTGGAGGTATTCTTGACACCCCGCTTAAATCCATATTCAACGTAATTAAAAATAGCGGGATAGTGGAAGGCAGAAGGTATAAGTCAAGTGAGATACTTATGTTGATAAATATCGCAGACGATGAATTGGAAGCAATGGCGAAATACATACCTAATTTCGGAGGTAGTCGTGAAGTAAGGTTTGGCAAGTTACTTTCCAGTTTAGCTAAGTACAACATGGACGGATATGCGATAAAAGAAGGTAGTAGTGGCGGATGTAAAACTTATAGGCTGGAAAGAGTATAATTAGTTCAAGTGTATTCGCACTTAGGAGAAACAGAATGGCCAAAATCAAACCGCCTTTGTTCAACAAACAGTATAACATTTCCTCTCACGTGGCGTGGTTGGAAGTTGAACGCGCCGGATTACTTTCCCTGCTTGAATTACCACGTGACGAACAAGTACAGATCGTTCAGTACAAACATTCGTGGTTCAAGCCGAAAGCCTGGATTAAACCGAAAACCTCGAAGCATACTAAGAAGTGGTGGGATACACTTACAGGTGACCAACAGACGGTACGTTGGGCTTTAGCCTTCCCGTCTCGGTGCCGTAAGGACTCCGAAGAGGTGTTGCCTAAGCCCTTACCTAAGGCCGACTTCTACGATACCGTCTCGGAGCAGAACGCGCTTTCTTGGTATGCAGATATTCCTCCACATTTGAGCAAGACGATTGAAACTGAAATCAGCAAACAGCCGGGCGTGTTGGATGTAAAGAAAACCGACGTGCTATATCAATTGGTCGCTGATGTTTGGGGTGATCGTCCTGAATTGCCTGAGGCTCGCGAAGATGGATTGCGGGGAGACGAAGACTTCGTGATTGAAGTCTGGTGTGAATGGGCGAGGATGTATACCGAATGCCTCACGCTAGACGTTATTATGAAGATGGCGCCAAGGATCCAAGCAGAACGCAAGATGCTATCCCAAGCCCTAGGCCTAACCGACGGCGGTAACGGCTTCCCGGCGCAGAGCGACGGTCTGGACGACACTCAAGCGGCAACCGTAAGGTGGATTCAACAAACCGGACAGACTCCGTTGGAGTTCCTGGCTGATACCTACCGTAACGACGAAGTGAAGCCTAGTGATCGTATTCAGGCCGCTAAGGCAATGCTGGACTTCGTTCATCGTAAGGTACCGACCAAGACTGAAGTGGAGACCAAGGACCTGACTGAACCGAAGTTGGATGCTAAGCTGCTGAAGGGTCTGTCGGCCAAAGACCTCGCACTCCTTGAACAACTACTGACGAAGGTGGGGAAGCCATGAAATCTTATCGTAAACCTGAGCCTATGAGTATATTTGAATGGCTTGAAGCGATACCTGTAATGATTGCATATACGGCGGTCGCTGTGATGTTCTACAGTGCGTGTCTTTACGTGTTCATCAAGGTTACTAGCTGGATACTACTATGAACAGAGGCAAGATCAATGGCTGAAGTATCTCCCATCATACTATTGGATGCGGTGCGTAGGGAGCGCGAGGTACGTGAATGCGAATTGCATCTCGCGTCTTTTGTTAAGCACGCCTGGCATATCCTTGAGCCTTCAACGGAAATGAAATGGGGATGGGCGCTAGACGCTATCTGCCTACATCTTCAAGCTGTATCCGACGGTGATTTAACTAGGTTGCTGATGAATGTACCACCGGGCAGTTGCAAGTCCCTCCTCACTAATGTATTCTGGCCTGCCTTTGAATGGGGTCCGCTAGACATGCCCGGTATGCGATTCTTATCCACCGCACACAAACAGGATCTAGCCGTGCGAGATAATATGAAGTGTCGTCGTCTAATTCAATCTGAATGGTACCAGGAGCGGTGGCCTATTAGAATCACATCCGACCAAAATAGTAAATCCAAGTTCGAGAATGACAAGACTGGATTCCGTGAAGCGATGGCCTTCACGTCCATGACCGGCTCTCGTGGTGATCGAGTGATACTAGACGACCCACTGAGTGTCGCCGATGCTAATAGTGATGCAGCTATCGCTGATTGTGAATCATCTTTCCGTGAAGCCTTACCTACTCGCGTCAATAACGATGAGTCCTCTATCGTGGTTATCATGCAGCGACTCCATGAGAAGGATCCTAGCGGTATCATCTTGAAAGAGATGCTAGGTTATGAACACTTGATGTTACCCATGGAATATGAGGAGCGTCGCAAGTGTCGCACCTCTATAGGCTTCACTGATCCTCGTAAGGTGGAAGGGGAACTGATGTTCCCTGAACGCTTTGGAGCCAACACCGTAGACGTATACAAGAAGACTCTAGGTGAGCAAGCCTATGCCGGTCAGATGCAACAACGCCCTGCTCCTGCGGGTGGCGGTATCCTGAAGATCAAACACTTTCAACTCTGGCCAACCGCCTGGAAACTGCCGGTGTTCGAGTACGTAGTACAGAGTTATGATGGTGCTTACGATGATGATGCTACTTCAAGCAATGACCCGAGTGCTTGTACCGTATGGGGTATCTTTGAGGAGCGAGGCATCCGTGGTGCTATTCTACTAGACGCCTGGGACGATCACTTAGGTTATCCAGACTTCCGTAAGAAGGTGTTAGAAGACTGGCATTCACTATATGGGCAGACCAATGAACGTAAGGGTAAGAAGGCTGATGCTATTCTAGTGGAGAACAAGTCCTCAGGTATCAGTATCCTTCAAGATTTGAGGCGTGCTAAGATACCGGCTATTCCTTATAATCCCGGTCGAATGTCTAAGATAGCCAGAGCCCATGCGGTATCAGCCGTACATGAACTGGACAACATCTACATTCTTGAATCAAACAAGAACCCTGGTAAGTTTATAACCTGGGCCAAGGCTTTCATTGATCAAGTAGAGATATTCCCTAACGCTGAGCATGACGACTACGTGGATACCTACACTCAAGCTTTGGCTTTCTTGCGAGATGGTGGGCAATTGGAGATGCCCGAGACCGATGAGGACGAGATAGAAGAAATGGAATACAAATCCAAGGCCGAACGCCAAAACCCCTACGCCTGTTAATGAGGTATAATAACGCTTTACAAGGAGGATTTATGACTACTTTACAAGAACACCTACAAGATGCTATTGACCAAGAAGACGAAGCCGAAGAAGCTGGCGAGACGGTAACTTCTACCGGCTCGTCGACTAAGTTAAGCCTTCGCGGCGCTATTAACGCGGCATGTAAGGAATGTATCTACGATGACAAGGGTGGAGCCGGATCATGGCGTCAGCAAGTAGAAGCCTGTACCGTATTCAAGTGTGCGCTGTATCCGGTGCGGCCTATCAGTAAGCCGAGGAAGGCTGTTGACTTGCCTTTTACCGATTAAGCGCGTATAATCAGGCGGAATCTATTCAGAGGTTCCGTCATGACAAACCCTTGGGCTAAAGCCTTCAATCAATCCTATGCTGAAGGTGGGTCTATCAATTCGCTCATTGGTAAGACAGACGTTCTGAATGTCCTACAGCAGAAAGCTTTGATAGATGCTGGGGCCGCTACGCCTGAGGATTATGGGTGGAAGTCCGCTAACCCTAAACAAGATTCGTCTAATTACAAGTCCGGTACAACCGCCGCTCAAGATGCAGCCAAGGCCCGGGGTATAACGATTAATCAGTTGAAAGACAAGCAGCGTGCTGACTTCAACAGACTACTGAAATCTCGCAATTATGCAGATGGAGGTAGTATAAAAGAGTCCCCTAGAAATTACTTGATTGGTACTATTGCGGACTTACTATCTAAGGGTAAGTCTAGCCTGAACCAGTATAACGCTCCTGATATCCTTCCGCTGATCGGCGGACAAGGTCTGGGAGACTTACTGGCCGGTAAAATACCGGAGGAGGTAAATGAATGGTCCTATGGTAATTCCCCATTACAGATAGTAGGTGGTGGGACTGGTTCTCTGGTGCCTCAATTAAAACAGGGGCGTAATCAGGGAGTGATGGATACTCTGGCGATTTTGATGCCTTCGGCAATAGGGGGTCTTGGACATCTAGCCACTCCAACATCCACCGCTCGCCGAACTTTACGCAACGTGGACCGGGTAATATCCAAGTCTGATCCAGTACAGTCTGCGTTAGAAGAGATAGCTCGACATGAGTTGCCGGTAGAGCGCGCTGCAGCATCTTCACCTAGAGGTTGGGTGGGGCCGGTAGAGATAGGTGACGATACTTCGGTGTCTAGACCCTTATCTGGGTTGTTCAAGGCTAGCGATGAAGTACATACCCATCCTCGCCAATCCTCTGGGGCGTATAACCCGTTGTCAGCAGCCGACACTCCGGACGGTAGGAACATGCACGTAGCTCACGCTAATCCTGAAACCGGAACATTAACTCGTTACCTTGAATCGCTAAGCGGTGACGCTAGTCCTCCCACTATACCTAGAAAAGGCATGAGTCAGGAAAGCTATCTTGACCAGCTATTAAACACAGAAGGTTATTCATCCAATGTACCTCGGGCGCTATATGCTGATCAAGGAATGATCTATCCGGGAGACCTGGTAGAAGGTAAGCTGAACGTTATTAAGAACAAGGGTGGTAACTGGTTGAGCGGTTCGGTGGAAGACGCTTTGAAGGGGTTGAAGAAACATGAACCTATCAAGCAAACTCTTGAATTACAACCAGAGCTGATTAAGGCCTATCAACAGACGAATCCCAAAGCCTTTGCTAATAGTCAACAGGCCGCTCGTCTCAACAACTGGATCGATAAACCTCTCACTCGGTACATCAAGAATGAAATGGCGACTCCCGAAGATCCGTTGCGAGCGTTGGCGGAGCGAGGGGTGTTGCATACTACGCCGGACTGGATCCCAGACGGCGAACTGTCCCGAAGGCTCGCTGACGGCATGGTCCGCACTCCAGTGCTGGGCGGTCCGGGCAGTCGTATGGGTAAGACCAAGCTCGCCCAGGACTGGGAAGACCTAACCGACCAAGGGTTGGACCAGTACGTTGTCCGCGATGCGCCGAGCGGACACCGAGCCGCAAACCCCTGGATGGAAAAGGTAGACCAGAATACGCCGTTCTACGCTCTACCTAAAGGGCTGGAGGAAAGCCTCGGCTTCAGTCACCTCATCGACGAACTCAGCAACGCGATCAATCCTGAATCGGGACTACCGAGACACTTGCAGTTCCCTGCCGACCGGCTGGACAAAGTGTCCGTGCCTCAAGCCGTCGAGCGCGTGGATGCTATCAACAAGTGGCGAGCGGCTCTGAAGGCTGAAGCAGATGCGGCGAAGGCTAACAACGCGGCAACCGTGTTGCACAAAGAGTATCCGCATAGCGAGACGACTCCCAATCCGAAAGGGCTGAAATGGGTGGAGATTAAACCCACGGGAAATACAACGGTACCTGAAGGATACACGGTAGAACCTAATTCAACTTATTTAGGTAAAACTGGATATCAACTTAGAACACCAAATGGAGATAGACTCGGGCTACCGCAAGCTACGGAAGAGGCTGCTTTTGCAGAACTAAAAGATCCTAGATACGTGGTGGACAAGGAACTCCAAGACGCCCTCAAATACGAAGGCGACACGATGGGTCACTGTGTGGGAGGCTACTGCGAGGATGTGGCTTCAGGTAAGTCACGTATTTACTCGCTGAGAGATGCGAAGGGACAACCTCATGTGACGGTGGAAGTTGAACCTTATCCGGGAACTCCAGGTAGGGATGTGAATGGAGAAATAGAGACTCCTCCGAATCGTATCGTCCAAATCAAAGGTAAAGGTAATCTCAAACCCGCCGATGAGTATCAGCCTTTCGTGCAAGACTTTGTGAAGTCCGGTAAGTGGAGCGACGTGGGTGACTTGCAGAATACAGGACTTCGTAGAACTAGTGATGCCTGGAATACTACGGAGATGAATAGAATCAAAAATGCCGGTATTGATATTCCTGAACATATGACTCAGGATGAAATAGACGCGATAGAAAAACAAGTCTGGGCTCCTGAAGGTTTCGCCCAAGGTGGGAGCGTATCACCAAACAAAATCGAAACGCCGGAGCAGTTACGCGCTATAATTCTAGCAATTCAATCGGGACGCTGATATGCCTAAGTCTGAAGACCTAACCGCCGAACCTATTCCCTCAACAGAACTTATGGGGGACGTTACCGAACTAGATGACGGTAGCGCTATCATTGAAGATTTGGATGACGGTAAAGAAGTAGATGAAGACTTCTATTCCAACCTGGCTGAATCGCTTGATACCTTTGAACTCAATACCATTTCTACGGCTCTTTTAGAGCTGATTGAAAAGGACAAAGAAGCTCGTAAGGAACGCGATCTCCAGCAAGAAGAAGGAATAAGACGTACTGGACTCGGAGACGACGCGCCTGGAGGGGCTACCTTTGATGGAGCTGCTAAAGTTGTTCACCCGGTGCTCGCGGAAGGGTGTGTGGATTTCTCCGCTAGAGCTATCAAGGAACTGTTCCCAAGTAATGGTCCCGTACGTACTAAAATTCAAGGCGAGACTACCGAGGCTAAACTAGAGAAGGCTCGCAAGAAGCGCGACTTCTTGAACTTCTATCTAGTAGAGCGTATGCCCGAGTATCGCTCCGAGAAAGAAGTCCTACTCACTCAACTTCCGCTAGGTGGTTCCCAGTACGAGAAGTATTGGTTTGACGGTCGCCGAGTACGCATGGAGTTTGTACCGGTAGACAAGGTCTATCTCCCCTACGCTGCTAATTCTTTCTACACGTCCAATCGGGTGACTCACGAAAAAGACCTGACGGAAGAAAAGATAGATGAATTGGTAGAATCAGGTTTCTACAAAGATGTTTTCGGCATTGCAGATACGCAGATAGAAAGAACGGCGTCCCAGGAAGCCACTGACAAGATTGAAGGTAAGGAAGATTCAGGTTACAATGAAGACGGTTGCCGTATCATCTATGAAGTCACCTGTAACTGGGACGTAGAAGGTAATGGTTCCGCACCTTACGTTATTCATATTGATGAACCCTCGGGTGACATTTGCGCTATCTACCGTAACTGGAAAGAAAGCGACGAGAGTCAAGAGCGCCTGGATTGGTGGGTAGAGGACAAGTTCATCCCCTGGCGCGGGGCTTATGGTATCGGCTTCCCACACCTTATCGGTGGTCTTGCTGCCGCGCTAACGGGTGCTCTCCGTGCTCTCCTAGATTCGGCTCATATCAATAACGCACCAACCGCTATCAAACTTAAGGGTGGTCGCTCTTCAGGACAGAACGTGTCCCTGGATATGACGGCGGTTACTGAGATTGAAGCACCGGCAGGCACGGATGACATCCGTAAAATCATGATGCCGGTTCCGTTCAACCCGCCATCCGCGGTCCTGTTCCAACTCTTGGATTGGATCACGAACCAGGCTAAGGGAGTCGTCGCTACTGCCGAGGAGCGTATCGCTGATGCGGGCGCTAACATGCCTGTAGGTACGGCACTGGCGCTTATCGAACAAGGCTCCCAGGTATTCTCTAGTATCCACGCACGTCTCCATGACGCTCAGCGTAAGGCTCTGAAGATTATCTGTCGCCTTATCGCCGACTATCCAGAACATGCGTTAGCGGACTTAGGTAAGTTTGATCTCGTACCGGAAGACTTCCTGGACAGCAGCGATATCGCGCCAGTGTCCGACCCTAACATCTTCAGCGAGACTCAGCGTTTCGCCCAGATGCAGAGCGTAATGCAGTTGGCTTCTGCAGATGTTCAAGACCCTTCGGTTCCATGGAACAAGATCGCCCTTCGTCGGCGTATGCTCGAGTTGTTACGCGTAGAAGGTATTGATGAACTCTTACCTAAGCCTGATGAACTTGTTACGGCAGACCCGGTGACGGAGAACATCTCTATCATGCAAGGTAAAATGTTGAAGGCTGTAGAACCTCAAGACCATCTGGCTCATATCAAGTGTCATTTGATGTTTATCCTTCAACCTATGATTGCTCAGGGTCAGGTAGAGGTACAGAAACTTGCGGCGCTTATGTCTCACATCAACGACCACTTGATTTTAGATTACGGGTATGCCGCGCAGTCGGCTCAGATGATAGTTATGTTGGAATCCCAAGGTCAAGACATTAGCCCTGATCAAATGGCTCTACAAGCTTCCATGAAGGCCCAAGAGGCTAACTCTAAAACTATGGAAGGTCTGCTGCCGATCATAGCCGAAGCCTCTAAGATAGTGCAGAGTAAGCAACCTCCTCCGCAGGTAGATCCGGCTATTCAGAAAACGTTTGAGGCTGCTATGGCCGAAATAGAACGTAAGAAGGCTGTTGATCAATCTACTCAGCAATTGAAGATGCAAGAACTACAACTTGATCAACAACAAAAACAGGCCGAGGCTCAACAGAAACAAAAAGAGTTCGGCATGCAGCCGATGTTGGACGCTATGCAACGAGAGTTTGAAGCTAAGCTTGAAATAGAGCGTATGCAGCGGGAAGACCAGCAAAAGCAGTTCTCCGAGATGATGGCTAATCAGCGCAATGACGCGGACAACGCCCAACATCAAATGACCGAATTGATGAAGAACCGTGACGACAATGAAACCGCTCTTCGTTTGAAGATGATAGAGTTACAGAATCAGGTTGCCAATATTCCTTCCGCGCTCCCGGAGCCACCGGATTTTAGCCCCATGTTTAAGCAGATGCAAGATATGTTAGGTCAAATAGAAAAGGCTAAAACGGGGGACGCTCTGACCGCCACCGTCGACGGTCTCAGGGCTGTTATGGCGCATATGAACGCCCCTACAGAGTTCATTAAAGATCCGCACACTGGAGAAACGGTAGGTGTGCGTAAAACTCAGGTGATTACTAATAATGGAACCTAACCACGCTTATGGGAGAAGACTCAATGATGAATTTGCTCCCAGAATATTATCCGACGAAGAGATAGAAATGTATTTAAAGGGCGATCGCAGAGAAGTGGATCGCTTGATACTTTTCTCTTTAAATCGCCTAGCGGCCTCTATTATACCATTGGCTCGTCGCGAGACGGAACGTGAAGCTGAGATGGAGAATCTGCTTAAGGATTTAGGTGGAGTGGATGCTATGATTCGCCGGGGTAAATATGTGGATGCTGCGATCAAATCAGCAGAAGCTAAGACTAGAATGATGGAAAAGGTCACGACTTCTTCCGTGGCGTGGGCTCTGATAGCGTTTATAGGATTTATATTGGTATCCACTTGGGAAACAGTGTTACACACTATACGTTTAAAACTGGGAGGAGGGATATGATTACTATCGAACAGTACTTTGGTAAATTCCTAACACATCCTGATGTAACTGAAGAAGTAATGAACAACGCTAAGGCACTTTTAGAAGCTTGTTCTAAACTGGAGAAGATGGCTCGCGCCGACGGAGTACTCTTCCTAACCAACCCAACTACTAAATCTGGAGTTAGTGGTACCCAGTATGGAGGTTTCCGTCCCCAGAATTGCGTTATCGGTGCTCCCAAGTCTAGTCATAAAGAAGGTAGGGCTGTAGATCGATATGACCCTGACGGTAAGATTGATAACTGGTGTATGAAGAACTTACAATCTTTGAAAGAGTGCGGAATATACATAGAACATCCAAATGCCACCTTGTCTTGGAGCCATTGGACCACTAAATCTCCACGTTCAGGAAATAGAGTGTTTTACCCTTAATATGGATTCATTACAATACCTAACCCATTCTGATAAACTTCGATGTACTGAAGGTCTAGTTTTACGTCAAAGAGAATGGGGAGAATATAGTGAACAGGGTTGTCTGGAAAATATATGCCCGTTTCCAGATGAATGTAAGTTAAAATTGCGTGCTATCGGTAGGGATAAATCGGATGGAGTTTAATACATGGCTCAATCGGTATCGGGTACGCAGCACTTTGATAATGGCTCTCGCCATGTGGATGCTTGTCGATTGCCAGATGTGGGCCAAACATTTCGCCGTGACCAGCCCTCTAGATGGATTGGGAATTGCCGCTGTGATAGCCGCTGTAACCGGCCCTGCCACATTTTTAGCAGGATGGGCATTCAAGATAATGCAAGAGACTAAGAACATATGAATCCTTTATTTCTAACCTTCCTAAAAGGGGCTATTCCTTACCTCATCGCGGCGATTGCCGGTTTTAGCTTAGCTTTTGGTATTCAAGAACTCAGACTTACGGCGGTTGAGCAGGACTTCCGGGAATATAAGCTTGACGTGCTTGCCGAGATAGAGCGGCAAACGGATATAGCTAACACGAAAAGAAAGAAGGCTTCTAATGACTACATACAAGCGAAAGCAGATCTCAAAAAAGCTATCGACACTGGAGAAGTTTTCAAGCGTTGTGTTGCTGCTGGTAAGTGCGGGGTGCGCAACAACCCAGTGTATTCCTGTACCGACAACCGTATACCGACCACCGGAGAGCCTGATGGAGTTGGCACCAACCCAGTATCTACTTCCGTCGGAGATGCAGCGATCAACGAATGCGCCACGACCACGTTGATGCTTAACAAGTTGCAAACTGATATTGAATCTCAACCAGGGTACTAACTAATGAGCACTAGTAAGGAAAAGAAACGTCGTAGAGAAAGAGCTAAGGCTCGTAAGCAAAATCCTTGGAAACCTAGTTTGGAGAATAATCATGGGCGTTAGAACTTTACTTACTGAATTGCGTAACCTTGTTGGAGGTAAAACTTTCGAAGTTTGGGAGGAAGCCAATGGTGACATTAAAACCTATCAAAATGGTAATAGTCTAGTTGAAGGAGTACTAGATCCGGTTACTGAGGGAAGTAGTTTTACAGACGGATCAGCAACACTCAAGTTGCCGGCAGGGGTAACTGATTTAACTGCTGGTGTTGCAACTACCATTTATCCCACACCGACGAATAACCAGTGGGCTATTATCGGAGACTCACGTACGGCTTCATCTACAGAGAACTCTAATACCTATTCAGCCGACCGTTTAACTGCGTACGGATACGCAAATTGGGCGCAACATGCATCTAACTATCGTGGGAAATTTGTTGGTAATTTCGGTATTAACTCTCAGACTCTGTCACAGATACAGAGTCGCATTAGCCCTGCCGCCACAGCAACATCTACGGCAGGGACGATAACAACGACTGCGGGGGTGGCCACGTTTACGGACACGACCCATGGTACAGGTTCATTCGCGGTTGGTCAGCAATTATTTGGAACGGATGTTCTACAAGGTACTTATATTACCGCACTTGGAACCGGAACTGGCGCAAATGCAGGTGGAACATATATTGTGAATCCCGCTCAGAATGTAACATCTACGGCGATCTCAGGGTATGGTCAGAGGGCAAACGTGCTGGGTTCCACGGCGTCTGTATTCGTATTACTAGGTGGTGTAAATGATGGAACAAACCCGGTAGCTACGGACGGTCCGGTTTATCAACAAATCATAGCCGCCTTAGTTGCAGCGGGCAAAATAGTTATCGTTATGAACGAGTTACCAAACTCCAACTCTAGTAATCTTGGGTCATACAATCTAGCTCGACGGACATTTCTTGATGTTGCCGCATATACTCCGTATAGCGGTAGCGTTATCAAGTTTAACAGTTATGACTTGATGGCCCAGTCACCCACCTCATACCTGTTCAAAGCCGGATACATTAATGTCGCTGACGCCCTACATCCGAATTTCACCGGGAACCGCGCTCTAGGAATCGGTATTGGCGCGATACTCGACGGAATTTTTGCAGCAGGTGGTTACCCTGCCAGAAACGGTCTTCCGGCATATGTTGCAGACACTGCTTTTGCAGGAGTAAACATGTTCTCCGGAACTTCCGGGACGAAAGGAACAGGAGCCACCGGGTCGCTAGCAACAGGGTGGACTGGCCCCAGCGTCCCCGCCGGGTACGCAATTGACTACAGTAAAGATGTTGATTCTGACGGGTTTGACCAGCAGGTTATCACGATTACAGGTACAGCGGGTACGGTCGGAGCAATTGTTAGCGTCACTCTGAATAACTTCAATTTTGCCGGGACAATCGGGGTGTCCGGAGATGTGGTTCAACATGTTGCCCGTTGTATCGTTGATGCCGGTAATACGGGATTAGTTGGTCTAGGTGTTGTTATCTCGGCTTCGGATACAACAAACAATGTAGTGCAAAACGCGGCGTCATTTAGCGGGTCTCTATTCAACTCGAGCTTAATGGACGATGGATGGATGGGTATTGCTTTCGACGGGAATATACTTAGCCAGCCTGTGACACTACGTAGCGGGGGAACTATCGACTGGACGACCTCAGTGACAAAATCAATTCAACCTAGTTTTGCATTAGCTTTTCTAGGAGGGTCCCCTGTTAATGTTACTGTTAGATTGAGTCGTTGTGGAATTGTAAAGAATATTTAGCCCTCTGCGTAATCACTAAATCAAAGGAGAATTAAATGGGACGTCTTGCTAAAGTACTTGGCGGTCAGGCTCAACCGGGCTTGAAGGCTTATAAAGATGGTGGTAAGGTTAAACATGATGATATTGTGGAAGACAAGAAACTCATCGCTGCCGAACTCAAGAAGAGAGGTTTGAAGAAGGGAGGCCGTTGCAAATGAAGTATCTAGTTACGGAAGCCTCCGGTATTCAAAAGGTTATTGAAAGCGAAAAGAGCCTTGCTCACCTTTCATTGGACTTTTCGCCTTCTACCGACATTCAACCTATCAGTGAAGAACCTGAAGAAGTTGAAGTGAAGAAGATAGTCAAGAAAGCTAAAAATGCCAGCTAAGTCAAAAGCTCAATTCAAGCTGATGATCGCGGCTAAGAATAATCCGAAACTAGCTAAGGAGAAGAGTATTCCTAAGGCGGTTGCGGCAGAGTTTGTAGCCAAGACTAAATCAGTCAAAAACTTACCTAAGAAACTTAAAATCAAGTGAACCAAAACCTGATTAGTAAGTACATAGGTGTTATAAAAGATCAACAACAAGGTGTTGCTGAAGCGTCCATGATGCGTCCCAAGTCCGATCCGTTCGAACATGGGGTACAAGCTGGGCGTTATCAGGGTCTCCAACTCGCGCTGGAAACTCTTGATTCATTACTGCGCGATACTATAGAAGAGGAGCAACGTCAGTGAACGCGTATACGCATTCGCTATATTGTCTAACTTTTCCTAACGGTAAGAAATATTACGGAATAAGTAATGATTTTAACCGAAGAATGAAAGAACATGAAAGGTCTTCAATTAAAGACCCGATACAAGTATATAAGGCTATACGTAAATATACATGGGATAAAGTTATTAAGGAAGTAGTTTGCGATACAATAAGTAGAGATATTGCAGTTCAATTAGAAATATCAGCCATTGCGACTGATAATACATTTGGCCCATTCGGTTATAATTCTACCCCAGGAGGAGATGGCGGATCAGTACCCGCCCGGTTAGGTGGATTAAAATCATGCGAACTTGGACTAGGTGTACACACTTATGCTGTTAGATCTAGGGCTGGTAAGCGTTCTAAACAGTTAGGATTGGGTGTTCATTCAGCCTCATCAGAACAACTATCAAAATGGTCTATGCTTGGAGCTTCAAAAGGAGGTGCCGTTGCTGGGAAGATAGTTGCTTTAAGAAAATTTAAATGTGAGGTCTGTGGATTGGTTGCTAATAAAGGCAACATGGCTATACATCAATCTGCTAAAAGGCATCAAGGTATCGAAGATTGCAACACGGTAATCCTCTCCGATTAGAGGTATTTATGCAAGGAGCATATATGACGCACGATGAATTTGTAACCGCACATTTTCCCTATGTTGATCCAGGTCGTGAGCCGCTCGGCAACAAGATCACAGTACAGTTGATGCTTGTACCTAAGAAAAAGGGTAGCATTATACTTGCCAGCGACACGCAGGACTTCAACAAAAACTCTACTATTGTCTGCCGAGTTATTAAAATTGGTCAAATTGCCTATAGAGATAGGTCATCTGGAGACACCTGGAAAGAAGGTGCGTGGTGCGGTATTGGAGATATTGTTCTTATGCCTAGGTATGGTGGTTTTAATAGGGTTGAGATTCCAGTAGAAGAAAACTCAGACCAAACAGTAATATTTGCAACCTATAATGACTATGACGTAGTCGACAAGGTGACCGGGCAACATCAGTATTATTCTAAATTGCTTTAATTTGTGTGAAAGGAATACACAATGGAAAATGAAGACAAGAAAGACGACCTGAAGGATTTGAAGGTTAAAGAGCTGGATGACGGCTCGCTCCAGGTCGGAGACGATCCTGTAATCGAAAAAGAAGATTCCAGTGATAAAGATGACGACCGGGTATCTACCGGTAAAACTTCCGACGATGAGGACGAAGACGGTCACGCGGAAGAGACTTCTGAAGAGGCCGAAGCTCGTCGAGAACGCAATCGCGCGCGTCGTATTCAGAATAAGGCAAGTCGTAAGGAATACGTAGAGTCGCTGAAACGTGAATTGGCTTCCCGCGACACGATGCTGAATGAGTTGTCTACTCGTCTTGCTTCGGTAGAACAGCATTCGGTTGGTAATCAGGCGGCACAACTTGATGCGGCCATTACGGAAGCCTCGAATTACTACAATCATTACAAAGACGTCAATCGCAAGGCTATTGAACTTGCCGACGGCGCGGTGGCGGTGGATGCTCAGGAGAAAATGTTCGCGGCGCAAAACCGATTCAACATGCTGCAGAACGCCAAGAAGAACATGGGTGCTAAGGCCGTCCAGCAACCCAAGCCGCTGGATCCACGTATGGCTCAGAACGCTAACGCCTGGATTGAGAAGAACTCTTGGTATGATCCTAGTGGCTCGGACGCCGACAGTAGCTTAGTTATGAATATCGACAATCGGCTGGTGCAGGAAGGCTGGAATCCTACTACTTCGGAATACTGGGAAGAGTTGGATTCACGTGTTAAAAAATACTTGCCTCACCGGGCGGTTTCAGGGTATAATCGGACTCAAGGTAATCCACAGTCGAAACCGCGTGTTCCGGTTGCGGGTTCTGGACAGGAATCGGGCGCTGCGCCCAAGGGGACATACCGCCTATCCGCAGAGCGAGTTAAAGCTCTGAAAGATGCCGGGATTTTTGATGATCCTATCAAGCGCGCAGATGCAATTAAACGATTTCAAATCTACGACCGTGAAAACGGTTCGAACAAGTAAGGAGCTACGAATATGGCCAATCCAATCAAAGACACCTTCGGCGACGAACGCCTTAAGAAGGATGCAGGACAGTCTGTTCGCGGCGCACGTGATAGCGCGGATATTGATCGCGTTCAGCAAGATGGAAGTGCCCTCTCGGCGGCAGAGCGCAGACGCGCCTTGCGGCAGGACTGGGTACAAGAAGTTCTCCCTACTCCGCCTAAACTGCCTGGTTTTCACTGTTGCTGGCTGAGCACAACCAATAGCACTGACCCCGTCTACAAACGGATTCAGCGTGGTTATGCTCCGGTAAAAGCATCCGAAGTCCCGGCGTTCGGCGCACAATTCATGGCCAACGGTGGTGAATTCGATGGGTGTATCGCCTGTAACGAAATGTTGCTGTTTAAGATTCCGGTAGAAACGTACCAGGATCTGATGATGATTTATCACCACGACATGCCGATGGAACAAGAGGCTTCCATTCGCGATCAAGTTTCAGGTCGTAATGATGAAGACAGTGATGGTCGTAGGCTTGCGCAAATCGAGGGCGACTTCAACAATCTCGGACGCGGTAATTCCCGCAATCCAACATTCATTTCGTAAAGGAATAAATCATGAGCACTGTTGCTTCTCCTTCAGGCGTTCGTGCAGTCTATCATCCCTCTGGGACGATTCGGACTCGCGTTCTGTCCGGTTTTACTTCGATTCCTTCGGCGGCGGTTTACAAGGGTGATCTTGTAAAACTCACCGGCGACGGCGCTATTGCGGCTATTATCGCCGCCAACGACGCTTCCATCGGTATCTTCGACGGCTGCAAGTACAATGACGCTACGGGCAAGCCGACGTACTCACCTTACTGGCCGGCTTCTCTGTCGGGCGTTACTCAGATCGAATGGTATATTATTCCGTTTGATCCGCTTCTGGAATGCGAAATTCAGGCGGGCGGCGCTGTTGCTGTTACGGCTATCGGCGACTCGGCGGACATTGTTATCGCGGCAGGTAACGTCAATACTGGTGTCACGGGTTCGTACATGAACTCCACGCTCAAGGGCGCGGCTGCGGTGGGCAACTTCCGTATTCTCGGCCTGGCTCCATATGCGGACAACGCATGGGGTGATGCTTATACTATTGTTCGAGTCCAGATCGCTAAGAACCAGATCTTGACCGAAGTCAACTCTATCTAAGAAAGGGGAATAGACAATGGCTACTCCTATGCGTTCCTCAGACTTTCGGTCAATTGTTGAACCGATTCTGAATCAAGCTTTCGACGGCGTGTACGACCAACGTGCGGACGAGTACAAACAAATCTTCACGGAAAGTCCGGGCATTGCTCGCGCTTACCATGAAGAACCTATGCTCTACGGTATGGGTTCGGCACCGGCTCTCCCGGATAGTACGCCAGTTACGTACGATGCTGGTGGTCAGCTGTTCGTCAAACGCTATCCGTACGAAGTGTATGGTCTGGCGTTTGCTCTGACTAAGGTTCTGGTCGAAGACGGCGATCACATCCGTATCGGCTCGACTTTCTCGAAACACCTGGCTCAGTCGATGACTGAGACGCTCGAGACTATTCACGCTAACCATCTGAATCGCGCTTTCAATGGCTCGTACACCGGCGGCGATGGTTCTGCCCTGTGTGTAAACAACCACGCTGCGGCGCTCGCCGTTGCGGCTGGTGATCCGTCGGCTAGCAATCTCCTTGCTACTTCTGCCGCACTGTCGCAAACGTCGCTGGAACAGATGATGATCCAGATTCGCCAAGCTGCTGATCCGCGTGGTAAGAAGATCCGCCTCACGCCAAAGAAGCTGGTTGTTGCTCCGGGTAATATGCTCCAGGCTGAAGTTCTGCTGAAGAGTGTCCTGCGTGCCGGTACCAACAACAACGATCTGAACCCGGTCAAGTCGATGGGTATGCTCTCCGATGTTGCAGTTCTCTCGCGTCTTACCTCGGCAACGGCCTGGTTTGTTCAGACGGATGCTTCGGAAGGTATGAAAACCCTGTGGCGTCGTAAGATCGAGAAGTCGATGGAAGGTGACTTCGAGACCGACAGCGTTCGCTACAAGAGCACGATGCGCTTCGGTTCGGGCTGGACTGATTGGCGTGCTATGTTCGGTACTCCTGGGACCTGATCTTCGGGTCTTTTCTCCCCGGCGATGTCGGGGAGTTTTCTTATTCACCTTGAGTGGTTCAAGCCACAGAGGAGTAATCAAATGCAAATTTCTGACGATATCATGATGGGTCCAGTTAATTCTGGTAAGGTTAATAGTGACGGCCCGAGTGAAATGGAACTCGGCGTTGGGCCAATGGGTCGAGTCTACGTCTATGACGTAGTTCCGGTAACTCTTCAAGCCTCTGGTTTATCAACCACTGCCGCAGTGGCCTCGGGTGCGTCTCTCGTATTAACCGCAGGCACTGGCGTAACTACTTCAGCAAATGCTGATGGCACCTTGCGTTATAACCTAGATGTGGCCCGTTCGGTCACGATAACGGCGGTAGGAGCTAATACGGCGACGTACAAGATTAGTGGGTATGACATCTACGGACAACCGATGTCACAAACACTTGCCGCACCTTCTACCAGTACGGTAACTTCTACTAAGATGTTCAAGTCTGTCACTAGTATTACTAACGCCAATGCTACGGCCGCAGGTACTAATATCAATGCGGGATTCAGTGATCTTATCGGTTTGCCTTACCGTATCACTTCGCGAGATTATATACTCCCTGCTAACTTTAACGCTACAGTAGTTGCTCTTTCGGCCTTTACCGTAGCGGATACGACCTCCCCGGCAACGGTTAGTACGGGGGATGTGCGAGGATATGTCACCTTACCTAGTGCTGCTGATGGGGTTAAGCGTCTAGTGGTTTGTATTGGCCTTCCCGCTATTGCGTGCGGGCCTAACGCTACTCGTATTGGAGCCTGTGGGGTTACCCAGGTCTAAGTATCATGAGAGGGGTATAACCCCTCTCTATAGGGAGTAATGATATGAGTAATGGCGTAAAACTTAGCTACTGGAATCAGGGTACTACGGTAGGAGCTCAGATAGGCTCGGCTGGTCCTCGGGGGCTATACGGTATTGTTTCTACCGTAACCGGAGGCTCTTGTGTGATTTATGACGGCACTAGCACTGCCGGGACTATTCTATATAGCAAAACCTTAGCCGTCGGCGATGTGGTTCCCCTAATTGGCGGAGTTGGTATTGCCGCTAAAAACGGACTATTCATAGTTGTTACGGGTACAGTTATCGTCCTCTATACGTAAGGTCTAACATGACCACTAGCGGAACAGTAGCATCAACGGTTATAGACACTAGCGCCCTGATAGAACATGCGTTCCGTCGGGTGCGCGTATTACCTTCGGCTCAGACTCCAGAAACCGTATTGATTGCCAAAGAGTGTTTATACATGCTTTTGTTGAACCTTGGCAATCGAGGTTTAAACCTGTGGTGTGTAGACAAAGTAATACTAGGTGTTCAGGCTGGTAGAGCAACTTACACCACTCCACCTGGAACTTTAGATGTGCTCAACGTGGTGCACTCGGAGCCGGTTTTAGCTACTTCCTCTTTTTCAGTTACCGCCGCGGGAGGAGTGGCTTCTACAGGTGTAGTAAAAGGGGTACGCCTAGGGGTTAAATTTAGCTCGGCATATTCTGGCGCGCTTACTCTAGGAACTTCCGACGACAACGTCACCTTCTCTACGGTAAATTCCATAGAGGCGTCAGTATATCAGGCTAATCAATATTACTGGTTTGACTTATCTAAAATAGAAAATAAACCTTTCTATAGCATTACTGGATTTTTACCCACTCTCCCCGTAGTTAGTGATCTGTTAGTGTGCATTTCCCTCTATGATTTGCCGATGACTCAGTGGAATCGGGACACGTATATGGCGATCAATGCTAAGACTCAACAGGGTCATCCGGCTATAAACTATTTCTTTGAGAAGAAGCTGACGCCTACACTTACTCTTTGGCCTATACCTGATCGCGACACGAATCACCTAACGCTGTTTATCCATAGGCAACCTCAAGATGTGGGAACATTGATTCAACAATTAGATATTCCTCAACGGTGGCTTGACGGTATAATCTGGCTTCTCGCGGCAAGACTCTGTTTTGAACTTCCTACGGTGGATGCTACGGTTGCTCAGATGGTAGTGCAGATGTCGGACAAGCAGGTATTCGAAGCTGAACAGAGCGAGACTGATGGCGCTCCGATTTATCTTACGCCAAGCATCGGCGTGTATAGCCGCTAATCATGGGATTATATCTTCCAGTAAGAACTAAAGGTACCGCCGCTATAGCTGTCTGCGGACGCTGTCAGAAGAAGATTTACTATGATCAATTGACCAAAGATCCTAATAATCAGAACTGGTACTGTCCTGAATGCGTGGATATTTATGATCCTTGGCGACTACCGGCTCGCAAGGCTGAAGATATTTCACTACAACACCCCAGACCTGATACGAAAGTGGAATAATATGAGCGAAGCCCTTACTTATGATTCGTTACTATCTGACGTAGTTATCTATGCTGAACGCTCCGACACACCTTTCGTAACTCAGGTTCCTCGTTTTATAATGATGGCCGAGAATAGATTAGCCTCCGAGGTAAGAGGGTTAGGTACGCAAAAATACGTAACTAGCACGCTTTCTGGACCAACCATAGCTAAGCCTAACCGTTGGCGCGAGACAATCAGTTTGAATCTAACGGTGGCGGGAGAGCGGGTGTTTTTACAACCGCGAACGTACGATTATTGTCGCACCTTTTGCCCAGACACGACTACCGTCGGTGTACCTAGGTATTATGCTGATTATGAGTACGAGCATTTTATTTTGGTACCTACGCCTAATTCAGGTTATACTTTCGAACTAGCTTATTATGAAAGACCTGATCCGCTGAGTTCTGATAATCAAACCAACTGGTTTACTCAGTATGCTCCTCAATTATTGCTATATGCGACACTGTTGGAAGCTCAACCGTTTTTGAAACGCCCGGAGCGTATTGCTGAATTCCAGTCATTGTATGACCGAGCGTTACAAGGTATTGCGCAAGAAACATCACGACGTATTAGCGGCGACCGAGCTTCGTCATCGCGTTCTGGAGAATAAAGTATGACCACGTACACTTCGGTTTTTGGCAACGACACCATACCTCCGACACAGTCGAGCTATTCAAGTCTTACACTTACTTCAGACGTGATATTGTACTGGCCGGAATTAGCGCAATCTGATACAGTGGCTTCTGACATAATGGATGTTTTTGCTGATACGCCGTATTCCCTAGCGTTGCCGGACGCTAGTCAAGTGTCTGTAGGGCGCAGCTTACTTATCAATAATATCGGTTCGGCAACCATAACTATCACTGATATTACTGGCTCCCCGCTAGCAACCCTATTCGCAGGTCAGATTAAAAACATCTATCTTACAGATAACACTACCGTTGCGGGTATATGGAGGGTATATACTTTCGGCACGGGAACTTCCAGCGCTGACGCTACAATGCTTGAGGGTTATGGGCTGACCGTTGTAGATGGAGAGTTAGCTCAAAATAGCATGACGCATACCACCGCAGGTAACGCGACTATAACTTCTACAGACAGGGCTAGTACCTATATATTTAAACCTAATGGAATGGTATCTTGTAATCTTTTAGCCGCTAATACCGCCGGGAATGGATTTTTCATTAATCTAGCTAACCAGGGTACTGGATCAGTAATAATAGATCCAAACTCTAGTGAAACCGTAGATGGTTTAAGTACTAAGTCCCTTGTTCCAGGAGAATCTACTACGCTAATATGTGATGGTACAAATTGGGTAACGGTGGGTTACGGGCGTAGTACTCAGTTTCAATTTACTAAACTGGTAATGGACATCACTACCGGATCACCATTTACGCTTACTTCTACTCAGGCCGAGAATAAGCTATTAAAACTTATTGGTACCCCCACGGCTGCGGTTACTATAAATTTACCCGCCATAGTGGCCATTTATTATATTGAATGTTCATATGCCGGTGCATTTCACACCACGGTGACGGCTGGATCTACCTCTATAGACTTGATTGGCACTGATAGAGTTATTGCGTATTGTGACGGAATAAATGTAGTTTTTGCTCAAACTTCGGCTCTACCTGCTACAAATATTGTGGGAGGACTGGCCGGAGCGGTAGTTGTTCAAACCGGCATAGGGGCTACCGGATTTACGGTGGCAGGTTTGGCGGGACAGCTGTTAGCGTCTGCAGGCGCTGGAATCCCACAGTGGACAGCTGCTACATTTTCAGGTAGCACTTTAACCGTCCCTCAGTATTACAACGTCACCGCCACCTACGGAGCATTGCAGGTTAGTGGTGTTGATGTTATGCGCTTTGGTAGCGATACGAGTGGGCAACTCACCGATAACCTTATTATCAACGGTAGTTTTGATATTTGGCAACGAGGTACCACTGGGCTTTTATCTAATTACACCGCAGATAGATGGCTTATGAACTCTGCGGGGAATGTACCTTCTGTAAGTAAGTCAATTGGACCATTAGCTTTAGATTTCTGCCTTGTAGCGACAGGTGTAGCAGGAAACACTGATTACTATTTAGCTCAAAGGGTTGAAAGTTTAAATAGTAAAGATGTTGCTAACCGCACAATCACGGTTTCCGCCTGGGTGTATAGTAGCGATGTTCGCACTATTCGGTTTTTAGTATCGCATGCAAATACCATAGATAATTTCTCGACAACTACGCTGATAGGATCCACCTCTCCCGCCGCCGCAACTAGCTGGCGGTATATGTCTGCGCAGTTTAACGTTCCTAATACGGTGAATGGTATAGAACTCGCATTCGGGTTTGGGGCGGTTGGTGCAGGGGTTACCGTAGGAATAAGTAAGGTACGGTTCGAATTGGGATCAATCGCAACACCATTCAAGAATCGCCAAATTGGTTTAGAGCTTGCGTTATGCCAGAGGTATTATGAGAATTCGTATACTGTAGGAGTTCCTCCAGGTACTGCAAACGCCAATGGTGCTAAAAACACCATTGTATATGCATCTACGACCGCTCAGGGATTTACGTTCCTGGTGCCAAAGCGAGCAACACCTACCATACTATTTTGGTCACCGTCAGGCACTGCGGGTACGGTGTGGGACAACACGGACACCAATAAAGGTGTTCCTATTGCTACCAATATTGGAACAACTGGGGTTAGATATATAAACAACTCGGGAACAGGTTGGTCTGTAGGTACGGGGGTTACATTTCATTATTCAGCAAGCTCGGAGCTATAATCATGCTATACAAACTCACCAACTCCACGAGCATCCTTCGCACCGCCGACATGGCCTGCATACCTGCGGATCTAGATAACCAGGACTATATCCAGTATTTAGTTTGGGTCTCAGAAGGTAATACGCCGGAACCGGCTGATCCAATTACGCAGTCGGTTATATCGGTTACCCCCTGGCAGATTCGTAAAGCCTTAAATGAACTTGGATTAAGAGAAGATATTGAATCTGCAATTCTAACCCAGGACCAGAATACTAAGGATGCGTGGCAATACGCTACTTCTTTCGTAGAGAATGATCCTATCGTGATAAGGTTGTGTACTATCCTAAATAAATCTGATGAGGAACGTCACGCATTGTTCCAGCAGGCACAATCGCTGTGAGCATTATATTAGCCTTTGTATTCAATTTAGCCCTATAATATAGGGGTTAAATGTAATCTTACAGAAGTGTATAGATTCAACCTGGCATACCTTAGGATATAATAGTATGACTACACCTTATAGTTTTGCCTTACCTTATTTTAGCGGACTGGCCTCCCCTCTGGCTTCTAAATCCGAGCTATATAACGCATGGCTTAGTGGGCTCAAATCCAATACCGCTAGTAACAGCACTAGTCCTCTTAGCGACTTAGCTCAGTCTCAAGCTAACGCCGCCGCATTAGCTAAGGCTTCTGCTGATGCTAAAGCTCTGAACGGGCAATATTATGATTCAGGAAGTTCTGTTGATGGTTTTGGTACGACTGATTCATTAGGTAGTTTAGATGGGTTTGGATTTGGGCAAGGGTTAGGATTAGGATCGCTGGGAAGCACCGCCGTTGGCCTAGGTACCAGCGTAGGTCTTGGTTCAATAGGTATGCCTGGAGCTGGTACTATCGGCAGCTTAGCGGGCATGGCCGCAGGTAAGGGTATAACCGGACAAAGTTTATCGAATTTAGGCATAAATACCGCGTTGTCCGCTTTGGGTGTTCCTGGTATAGGAATGGCGGCGTTAGGTATGCTTGGATTTAATCCAGCCCAGGGTCTCGCGGAAGCCCTAGGTTTATCTACGCCGACTCCAGGCTTTGAAGGTGGATTCTTCGGAGAACCTGGGCTAGGAGAAGGTATAAGCGGAGGTTTAGGTATGGGAGATAGCTCGGGTATCGGGGCTACTTCAGGCGGATACGATGGTAATACAGAAGGCTCCGTAGGTGTTGGCGCATCTAACTCCGCCGCCGATTCTTTTGGCTCAGGTATAGGTGGTATGGCTGGCGCGGGTATTGGCGGCAGCACGGCAGGTCAGTCGTCCGAAGGTATTGGAGGGGATAGTTCTAGTGATAGTGGTGATTCTAGCGATAGTGGTAATTCGGGCGATAGTGGGGATTCGGGTGATAGTGGTTCCGGCGTAGGGGGTGGAGACTCAGGCAGCGGGTCGGACTCCGGCGACGGAGCCGGTGGTGGAGACGCGGGTAGTGGATGGTATGAAGGTGGATTAGTTCGATACGCTAGACACATGGGACACTTACGCTAATGCTAACTGAACGTCAAGAATCTAACCTGACTTCTGCGGGGGACTGCTTTGAACACTGGCATTCCTTAGATAGAGTTATATCTGACGATGCCTATAGAGAGATGATTCATAATGAAACCTCTATATCGTTAGGTGCCGGTACGCATAGTATACCAGGAGACATAGATTTTGTACTAGTGAATACGTCTTCAGGTAACGCTATAATCAACATACCTGCGGCGACCTCTATGATAGCGCTGACAATAATCAAAACATCAGCCCTAAACACCGTAACTGTTCAGACCAGTGTTGGAAATATAAACGGAGCTTCTACCTACGTAATGAGCGCTGCTTATTCATCAGCCAAGCTAAAGGCGATATCCGGTAATTACTATAAGGTGGCATAATGGCTGATGGTCAAAACGCAGATGAGATGGTATTTACCCTTTTACCTCAAGCGGGTATAAAACGTGACGGCACTCTTTTAGAAGGAGAATTTTGTTCTGAAGGACAATGGGTCAGGTTTCAACGCGGTAAGGCTAAGAAGATGGGTGGATACCGACGCATCACTGACCAACTCACGGGACCTATCCGTAAGTTTATTCTGTGGTCGCGTAAGGATTTAAACTCCTGTATAAGTTTTTCCATGAGTAAGATAGAAACTCTAATAGTGGATTCAGGTTTAGTTGGTAATGATATTCGTGATCGCACACCTGTGGGCTTCACCGCCAACGCCGACAACATGTGGACAGCGGATACACAATATGATGAAGCGGTAGGTACGGCCGGAACCATCATAGTCGCTCATTGTAATAAGTCTTTGAGAAACATAGATGACGATAGAGCTAGCAAACCTTATTGGGCTTTAGCTAATTCAGCTACTTCGATATTCGCACAAATAACAGATGCGCCTGCCGTTTCTGGAGGAATACTATCTGTTGCGCCATATACTATTCTTTACGGCTCAGATGGGTTAGTTGCTTGGTCAGATGTGAATCAACCCCAGGTGTGGAGTACCAGCGTTAATCCAGGTGACGCCGGTTCAGACCGGGTAACCGGGGCTAAGATAGTGGCCGGTCTGCCCTTACGTTCTGGGCAAATAGCAGCTATTTTGTGGTCGCTAGATTCTGTTATTCGTATGGACTATGTAGGTGGCCAGGCAATTTGGAGGTTTTCCACCCTATCCACCCAGTCTAGTATACTCGCTCAAAATAGCGTTATAGAATACGACGGGGTGTATTTCTGGATAGGTGTTGATAGGTTTTTATATTTCGACAGCTCCGTTAAAGAATTATCTAATGAGCTGAATCAAAACTGGTTCTTTGATAACCTAAATTATTCTCAGCGTCAGAAAATATGGGCTAGTAAAATAACTCGGTTTGGAGAAATAATTTGGCATTACCCTCGGGGCGACTCATTAGAATGTAACGCAACGATCATATTTAATGTACGTCTTAAGACTTGGTATGACAATTCCATATCACGTTCAGCAGGTTTCTATTCTCAAATAGTTCAGTGGCCTATCTGGGCTAATTCTCAAATCGAACCGTCTGGAAAATACGGATTATATCAGCATGAATTTGGATATAATGCGGTAGTAGGTGATGTAGAGTCGGCAATAGATAGCTATTACGTCACGCAAAATTTTGGCTACCCTACCGGGGGAGTCGGAGATAGCTCCCAGGGTGTAAGTAGATGGACGAGACTTACTCGCGTTGAACCTGACTTTATACAAAAAGGGGATATGACGGTTTCGGTAATAGGTTACGAATTTGCTCAGTCTCCGGCAGAGCCGGTAACCTCGTATACCTTTAGCCCCACTACAGGTAAGGTAGATATGCGGGAGCAGAAACGGCATATATTATTAAAATTTGAAAGCAACACTCTGAACGGTTTTTATGAGGCTGGAAAGGTTATAATTCATACGGAACCTGGCGACAATCGCTCTTGATTAGAAAGGAAGCATCATGGGATGGTTAGATGATTTGTTTGGAAGCCTAGGAGATGCGGCATCTTCGGGTGATTGGGGAGATTCCATTTCTGAAGTGGCTACTTCAGATTTACCCTCCTATTTTGATTCCGGAGCAGGGTTACTTGATTCAGTATCCGGCAGTGCTGATTATTCAGGGCTTGCTGGAGATTCCATATCTAGTATTTTAGACAACTACACACCAACTTCTTCGTATAGTGTTCCGGAGACGAGCTGGTTGGATACTATATCTGCTATTCCTGAAACGTCGTACTACTCCACCTCTAATTCTTTAGAAGTTCCGTCTGCGGATATATCTAAGTACTTCACCGATAACGCTATCAACTCTACGACCAATATGCCGAGCTACGCCACAGACTCCGCGTATACAAATGCTTCCGGTCCGTCTATAATGGATACGCTAGATAAATATGGTACAATGTTATCCTCGCCTGGTGGCAAATTACTAACGGGTCTTGGTGGGGCGGGGCTTAGCGCGTATGGTGCTCTAAAACAGAACGCACTAGCTAAGGCTGCTCAGAAAAAACAAGCTCAGCTTTTGGCAGCGCGACAAGCGGCGTCCAATTTATACAGCGCGCCCTTACGGCTCAGTAACCCTCGTCAGGCTACGGATCCTACATCGCGTAATGGAGAGAGTACTTTCTTTAGCAATAATCGTATCCCTTCCTATTTTGCACAAGGTGGCCGCACGGGACCACTGCAGAGTTGCAACTGTGGAGGTGGCGCTATCGGCTATGTTAAAGGGGGTTCTCCAGGTCAAGCTGACAAAATAAACGCTAAGGTATCGGATGGAGAATACGTTATGGACGCGGACGTAGTTTCTGCACTGGGTGACGGAAACAACGAGGCGGGAGCTGCAAAGTTGGACAGCATGCGTAAAGGTATTCGCGAGCATAAACGCTCTGCTCCTGCAACTAAGATTCCTCCTAAAGCTAAGTCTCCGCTTGAATATATGAAGAAATCTAAAGGAGCTAAGTAATGGCTGATACTTCATACCTTTTCGGAGGTTCTACCCCGGCTTCAGTAAATGAAACTCTTACAGATAGTGCGGTCCAATTACCAGCATGGTTACAAGAGTATACGAGAGGGTTAGCTGGGCAGGCCACTGCTGTCGCTGGGGAAGCATATCAACCGTATACCTCCCCAACTAATTCGACCACCTATGGCGAGGACGCAGGACGTATCGCTGGATTTACCCCGGCTCAGCAACAGGCTCAGCAACAAATAGTAGATAGCCAAGGAAATTATCAACCTTATTTGGACAAGGCTAGTCAAACCGTACCTGAAGCCGTAGGCGCTTATATGAGCCCTTATACGGATTCAGTGGTTAATCGTATCGCTCAGTTAGGTCAGCGAAATCTTAGTGAAAACTTGTTACCCCAGGTCAATAGTACCTTTACCGGGGCTGGTCAATTTGGCTCAACCCGTAATGCGGACTTTACTAATCGCGCCGTGCGTGATGCTAATGAATCTATACTGGGTCAGCAATCCACGGCACTTCAAGCGGGATATACCCAGGCTCAGAATACCGCTTTGTCCGACTTACAACGTCAGCAATCTTTAGCTCAAACAACTCAGCAGTTAGGGTTACAGCAAGCGGGAGCACTGGAAACGGTAGGACAGACCCAACAGGCTCAACAGCAACAGAATATGAACCTTGCTCAAACGGATTATACGAACCAGCTGAACTATCCTAAAACCCAGCTGTCCTTCTTGTCAGACATTATCCGAGGTCAGCCGACGAGCACTACGAGCTATGCTGCAGTTACCAATCCTACAGCTTCGACTGCTCAACTTTCTCCCTTAGCTTCTGCAGCTCAAGGCTTCTTAGGTGCGCGTACCCTTTCTACTACGCCGACCACCACTTCTAGTTCGGATATTCGACTGAAGAGCAATGTTCAGCGTGTTGGTACCCACCCGCTAGGTATTGGGCTGTACGCGTATACTATTGGTGACCACGATGAAATCGGAGTAATGGCACAAGAAGTGTTGCTGGTCAAGCCTGAAGCGGTTATAATTGACGACAACGGATTCTACAAAGTCCATTACCAGATGCTTCAATAAGGATAATATCATGGCTGAACAACAAGGTGCGCTGAGTCAAATCAGCAGTCCAGCGGAAGCTATGGTGCCGGGAGCTTCTGGGGGGAACCCGATGTTAGGGGACATGTTCAAGAGCATGCTTGCGGGTAATCAGCAAAAGCAGAACTATCTTGAACAGCAGCAGGCGGCTTACAATAAAGACATGGAGAAGTACGCTCAGATGGTGGAGCAAAGCCGTTCTCCTGAATCTAACGAAGCCTCTATGTGGGGAGGGATGGCTGAAGCGGCTTCTAACGTCACACCTACATGGGGTAATACAGGCGCTATGTTGGGACGTATCGGTGGGGCTTATGGTAAGAATCAAGAGTCGCAACAACAGAGCGATTTAAAGAATCAAGGTACTCTGACTAAAATGAGACAGGATGAAGTTCGTGCGTTAGAATCTAAAGATCAGAACGCCGCGCTGTTACGATCTATAGGTGCTGGAACTAAAGCTGGTCAACCTACTATCAAGGTAGTAGATGGTAAGCTAATTGCAGCTAAATTTGACCCTATCACTCAGAGCTATACTACTGAAGTGCTTAGCGGTTCTCAGGATCAAATCAAGGCTCGCATCTATCAGAACTTCTATAATAAGGCGGTTGCCGCTGAACTTCCCAACCCGGAAGATTATGCTCAACAACAGACTGACAAAACTCTGCAACAGTTTGGCGGTACTACCGTCAAAGGAGAGACCAACGCTATTCCTGGAATCAAATCTTCATCTGAACCATCAATGCCTTCTATGAAGATTACGCCGTCGGTTCAAGCGGCTAGAGATGAGGAAGCGGGTAGGATTCGTAAGGGTGAAATTACGGGTAATCTACCTGAATGGCCCACGCTTCCTCCTGAGACTAAACTAGCTCCAGAGGACGCGACTACTGTTGCCCGTTTGCAATCTCGTATCAAGGCTAATCCGAACGCGACGGAGAATGACACCAAAACCCTGCAAGGTATTTTGAATAAGTATGAAAAACCTTCGGCTAAGTCCCTGACTTATTTAGACAAGCCTAAGCGAGCGTTGGAAGAAGAAACAGGTAAACTCGCCGGTAAAGCCCTGGGAGAAGAACAGCAGAATTTGAACGTCGCTTCAGAAAGTTCCAACCAGCTAATCGGTCAGCTAGATTTATTGAAGAAGCTATATCAAACCCCTAACATGCCCGAAGGTCAGCTAGCTAAAGAGCTTCAATCTATTCGTTCAGGTTTAAAGACGGCAGGTATTGATGTAGGTCCAGAAGTTGGCGCCGCGGACTTAGCTTCGTCTGTGGCCGGTAAGATGGCATTACTTACGCGTACAGCGGAAGGTAAGAACCTAATGCCGGGCGCGATGTCTGACTTTGAACAGAAGATACTACGGGGGCTTGTACCAGGTCTAGAAGGAACTGCTGAAGGTCGTACGGCGCTGATAGATCTTATGCAGAACATGGCTAAGACTCGTATGCGCTTTGCCGAAGAGGCTAACCGTATGGCGACGGAAAACCGTGGTATTCTACCTCCGGAGTGGAACGTGCGTAAAGCTCGCATTATGAAAGAAGAAATGGCACGCATAGCTCAACTGAACTCTAAAGTCGCGTCTCGCTTTCAAGGGGCTAAATAATGGCAGATTATTCGCAAATGAGTGACGAAGAACTGGACAATATTATCAACGGAGTTGTTCCTCCCGCGGCAGAAAATCCAGTACTTGCTCCGGCGTTAGCGGCCGCTAAAAGTCGTCAAGTTATTGAAGATTCCAAACCGGACATGAGTTACGGCATGAGCCCTATTCAATTAGGCTTAGCTGGAGCGGGTTCGGATCTAAATGAACTATACCAGGGTATTAAAGAAAAGGGGCAGCTAGCCTTTGCCCCGGAAGGTCAAGCGGGTAAGGACTTAGTTTCTCAGATTCAAGCGGATAGGGCTGATCGTAAGCATATCAATGAACAGCTGTTTTCTAACCCTTCGGCTAACGCTGGCCGGTTTGCTAGTCAAGCTATAACTGCTGCGGCTGCTCCAGCTCGTCTCCCAGCTCAGATGGCGTTAGAAGGTGCTCTCAGCTTTATAAAACCTGGTAGCGAAAAACCTACCAGTATAGGTGGGGAATTGGTAAACTCCCTTTTACAAGGCGGTATTGGCGCGGGCTCCGTCGGCGCAATAGGCAAGGGTATTCAAAGTTTAGGTAAGATTGGCGGCGCTAGTATTAGTCGGTTTACTCCGGAAGGTCAGCAAGCTGTATCTACTAAAGAGGCGGCTCAGCGTCTCGGGCTGCCTCCAACCAGCCTCGGTCAGCTTTACCCGACGTCACCTATGGCTTCGGTTGAGAAGGCTTTGCCAGGATACGGAGAGCGTGTTACAAGCCAGGCTAAGGAGCTTAAAAACGTACTCGATCGTCCTATAGTGTTACCAGAAGGGGAAGTATCGGACGTTGGGCGCGCTTATGTGGACGAATTGGCGACGGCGGCTCAGCAGCGTATGGCTCAGGGTGCTCAAAAATACAAGGCGGTTGATGAACATATCGCAGCTAACGGACTTGGCGGGTTCAAGCCGATGTATACGGCAAGAGCTATCACCAATACTAACAATCCGGGATACGAAGTCGCCTCAGATCTCTTAAGTCGCTATGGTTTTGATGCCGCTTCCACTAAGGGCGCCAAGGCTTCAGACTTAGCCAAAGTGGATCTTACTTTTGATAATTTCCACACAATGCGCACTGCTGCCAATAAGGCTTTAAATACTCTTAATCGCGGCATAGAGACGGCGGAGCGTATGGGTACGTCTATACCTGCGGAGAACCGTGCGGCTCGTAAGTACTTACAAGATTTCAAGACTTCTTTGGATTCGGATGCGGAAGCCTGGGCGACTAAACATGCGAGTAATGATGAAGCCTTGAATCTATATAAGGACGCTACTAAATATTATAGAGATGTGGTAGCGCCGACGGTGTTAGACAACCCTATTGCTCGTAAGTCTATGAGTCAGGCGAGGGGATTCAAGACCGGTCAGGAGGGGCTGTCGGCATCGACAAGCAACGCTGGCATCCCGATGGTAGACCGTCTGTATCCAACCATGACTCGTCGTGGACAGGACATGACGGACGTGCTTCGCAATTTACCCGACGTACGCTCCACGGCACTTTCACGAGATATGCAAGTTCCGGAAACGCGAGGGGGTTTGATGCAAGTATTACGGGCAGCAACGGGTCACCCATTAACGGCGGCAGAAACTGTTGCCAGTCGGCTTCCGGGAGTGAGGGGTGTTTCTGAATCGAATTGGGCAAATAAGCTGGTTGGTGCTGAGGATGTTTTGTCTGGAAAGAATCCTTCCACCGTTCCTCCGCTTTTAGCTCTTCAACAAAAAGGCATTCAGGGGCTGGTTGAGAGAGAACTTCCGAAGCAGGGTGCTCTCCCTCGCGCAGCCTGGGGGTTGGGTCAGTATCCTCAATCGGCTCTGGCCGAAAGAATGCGTAGGTTGAGCGGAACAGGTCGGTAATCATTTCTTTACCGGATGTGAACACTTAATACAAATTACAGAGATACGAAGCTCAGTATGAGGAAATTCTTGTTTTAGTTTCTTTTCCCCGCAACGTATACACCTTATGTATGCGGCTTGCGGAGGAACTGCGTTTTTAGGAACATATGTCATTTAGACACCTCATTGGCAAGAATAGAAGTTATTTCTCGCTCATGTTCTTCGGCTAACTTATCACTAACTAGGGTCTCTATAATTCTAGCCAGACGCACATGAGCCGCACCTATATTAGTTCGCTTGAATCCAGCTAGAATAGCGGCATGTATTGCATCATCTCGTGTCATGATTTACCTTTCGTTTGTTATTCAATAGCTAACTTACACTGTTCGGTTGTGGTATTCGTAAGACTTCATTGTTTGTTGGCTTTACTTGTATGCGGCGATGTCAGATACGGCTTCGTTTAAAATGGATCACTTGCTAACCTTTAGCCTGCAGATTATCGAGCTCAATTAAATATTTCGTTCGTGCCGTATCATGGTTCTTTGCGCATTCTTTCATCGCAATAAGATCAGATTCAAGCTCGGCGACCTTGGCTTGCAGCGCAGTTATCTGCACAGTACGCTCAGTCATATCTCGGTAGTACATTTGCTCGGCATCTCCGCACTTCGGGCAGGCGACCGGGGCGGCGTATAGATTAACGTGTGTATTCGGATTTAGAACTTTGTAATTTAAGTGCCGGAATCTTCCGTACAGCCAATCTGCTACAGGCTCCTGCCACGCCTGAGCTGCTACAGGCGGATTCTCATCAGCAAACCGCTTATCATGGGCGCAGTTATCGAAAGCTCTTGGCGTTCCGTCGGGCCAGTTCGCCGCCTGCGCTGCGACCTCGGCCTCGATGGCGCGGGCGAATACCGTAGGGCTTATCAGCGTCTTGTTGAGCAGGTCAGCCTTTATAGTATGGTTCTTCCACAGTTCTTCAATACGTTCGTCAGTCAGCATTGCGTTCTCCTTGGATTGTACACATATGCGATTTAGTGAAGTCTGCTCCGTAGTACAGTCGATAGTCACCAATCCCAATGGTGCTAATAGCCCAGAAAAGTACGTTTATCAGACCGATGATTGCAAATACATTCTCAACCTTTCTCATTTGCGTTCTCCTTGGGCGGCGACGATCATTGCGTTGTAGATATATGCAAGCCCTTGCTCGAACTCTTCTTCTGGGTCGTCAGAGTTCATCCAGTCCGTGTCTGCCTGTCGGCCCTCGATAAGCATGGCCTTAGTAGGATCGATCGGCACAAGCGCCATGCCTTCCGGGATCGTCGGGGCAGGGTGGAGGAATAGATTGGAACCATTAGGTATCGACATCGTTAGAGGATAGAGGAATCCATTACGAAATTCCGCCACTGCATCCTTCCCCCGCTCGGCGTCGATGCGTTCAAGTTCATCAGCAATAGAATCAAGGGAATTTGCAATCCACTCAGCCGCCGACGCAGATGCGCACTTCCTAATCCGTTCGATCAGTTGCTTATCCATGGATTTCCTCCGTTTCTGTGCGCGGGTCTACGTATTCAGAATCAAGAAACTGCATCCACGCCTTGATGCTTTCTTTCTTCATGTAGGTTTCATCGGCGGTCTTGAAATCGTAGGTGTACTCTTCCGGTAGCGCCGTCAGCACAACACGGTCGCCGTAAGTCGTCATGGCGATGAACCACTCTTTGTCCCACGGATGCTTTGGATATCCAGGAGTCCATATTGAATCGGACATGGCATCGATTTTTGCCTCAACCTGCGCCGCCAACTCATCGCGCTCTGCGCGCAGCTCGGCATTCTCCCGACGCAGCTTGTCCCAGGCGGCTTGACTGGTTGCGGCGCTCATTTAAACCACCCTAGAAGTATCTGTGTGCCAACTTCAAAACCATCAGCGTAGGATTTATGATAGATTACAAGAGTTTTCATAGTTTCATCTCCAAGACTTTGCCGCAGAAATAAGCGACGTTATGGGTTTTGTCGTATAGAGCTTTACCGTTCATACATTCAGCTAACATGTGGGTGACTCGGGTGGCTTCTTTCTTGTGAAAGTCTACGGCACTTTCTATGTCTTCCGCCGACCCCCACGTTACTAATTTCAACAAACATAACATTACTGCAATTACTATTGCGCCATCCACGCACGCGCTTGCTAATATAACTTTATCACTCAGTTTCATTTATAGCTTCCTCTTCCTTGATTTCTACATATTCGGTTTCTACTTTCACTTCTTCAACCACTACCGAATATTGAATCTTTTCAAAACAGGTTTGAGGATAGCACATTGCTGATCCGAGTTCGGCGGCGATCCAGATAATCAGTACGTCCATTATTTTCTCCGTTATTTGTTAGATGCCCCCATTATAGCGGCACTTTTAGTAGAAGTAAAGGCTGATATTACGCGTGTCGAGTTTCCCACAACCACCTGGCTATCAATAGAGCCTCTGCTCTATCCGCGTACTTTTTTAGATTCAACGGAGCGTCTGGAAACAACCGGATAGCCAATGCTCTAGCTTCTTCTTTTTCACGCCCAATCTTGAAATGCTTTTTCCAGGTCGCCGGAGGTACAAGGAAGATAGGGTAACCCGAGATGGTTGCCGCCGAGCGGCAACAGCCATAGGTGTCCCCGAAACTGAACACGCTAGACGAACCCTGGCCAGGCATGGCCGAAACGCGCTCTAGGGCGATCTCTACACCTTCGTGACCCCGGGTTACGTATCGGATTAGCTTGTAAAGACCATGGGGATCCACTTCGTTTTTGACTACCCCGGAACCCTTCAAGGTCGTAGGGATGTCTTCTACTTGGGCGAATTCTCCACAGTTTAACACACCGACGGCCCCTGTTAGGCCCGGATCGATACCTACGGTAACAGTCATTACCCTTCTCCCGTTGAAGCTATAACTATAGAAGCTGCTAACCAGGTCATCGCCGCTGATGTGTCGCCATATGAGACACATATTAGCGCCATCGACGTACAGATTAACCAACATGATAGTTTCATGATATTACCTCGTAGTCTTTGCAGGCGACTTTCTGTTCCTCATTACTTAGCAAATGTCCATGAAGACCGCAAATCCATTCACCATTCTGCTTTACAACTTGAACGTGGTCACACGAACGGCACGTCTTGATAGGTTTCTTACCTACGCAAACTTCTTTCATGTCGCACCATTTGCAATCAAACGCTCCCGCGTCATCGCTAATTCCGACCGGGGGTGTGCGAGCCTCTACGAGTTTGATAATACGCGTCTTGATTTCTTTCTGTATAACTATGTCGGGGTAGATACGCTCAATATAATATGATTCATCATTCTTACATAGAGCTACATACAGAGCGCGACTCAGTTTACTGAATAGTATGCCCGCTTGCATCTGCCAGAAATGTACAGGTTTGGACTTTTCCACCCCTTTGCTAACCACACTTTGAAAACTCTTCAGGGAATGGGTTTTGATCTCCAAGTCGTGTGCTGTTTTCTCTGCTCCTATAACCCCTTTGATCACGCCGTCCAGCTTACACACAAAGTGTCCGGTTTCGTCCGTGTAAGTAAATTGGTTACCGTCTTCTTGGTGAGTCCAAACCTTGAATCCCGCATTCTTCAAATCATCTTGAATACGCTCCTCTTGCATGTGACCGGTAGCGAACAGCCGCAACATACGACCTTCAAACTTCTTGTCGTCGTAAGCTCGCCAAGACAGCCAGATGGAGCGAAGGCAAGGATCACCAATGCTAGATGCACCAATACGCGCCAGATAGATAGGTTTTTCATTTTGTTTGGCATAATGAGCGTAGATACGATCGATCATTCCATTTGAAGCTTGACGAATTTCAGCCATGATGAGCACCTATCGTGTTCATTACAAGCCTTCCAATATTGTCAGTACTAATGGTGATAAATTCTGGTAATACTAACTCTACATAACTCAAGTCAGGAGTACCTATATCTCCATTCCTACAGAGACGGCTAAATCCTCCACATACTCCAACGTAAAGTCCCGTCTTGTAGTGATACACTTTCGCTTGTTTGTAAATACCACGTTTGTTACGGATTATGCAGAAAGCGTCTAGAATTACGTGGAACATGTTATTCTCCTATCAGTTAGTGGTACGCGAGATGGGACTCGAACCCATACGCCCAAAGGCAAGGGATTTTAAGTCCCTAACGTCTACCTGTTCCGTCACTCGCGTGTTCATGGTGGGCAGGAAGGGACTCGAACCCCTGACCTAGCGATTATGAGTCGCCAGCTCTAACCAACTGAGCTACCTGCCCTAAGGGGTGCCACACCCATCGCAGTTTCCCGCCGCGATTCCTTTCAAAAGTCAGGCGGGTGTGGCGGAAACTTACAAAGAATCAGGTTCGGCGACGACTAGGACGATGGTTCCCTAATTCTATTGCGCTCCGAACTGGCGTCGATACAGATAATTAACGTCCTGATTCTTTGTAAGTCCCGGCGTTGTCGCGGCACCGGGGACCGCTTTTACTCAGGGTTCAACCTGAGCCGACAAGTATTAGTGAATGCTAATTAGTCGTCATCCCAAGGATTCTTTTTGCCAGAAGCCTTCGGCGCTTCTTTCTTAGAAGCCTCTTTCTTCGGCTCAGGCTTGGTCTCTTCTTCGACTTCCTCTTCCACTGGATCTACCTTTGGCACGGTCTTCTTAGCTTCGAGCCTTGAAGCAGGGGCGCTTCCCTTTTCGGGCATCAAGAACGCGCTGATCTTGTTCTTGTCTGCGTACCCTCCGGTACCCTTCTCGATGTCCAGCTTGGCCTGAAAATTACGCTCGAGGAGTTCGTCCGTGTCCTGAGCGTTCGGCTTGCCACACGCTCGTGCCCAACCGACCACCTGTTCACGACCGATCTTCTCGGCTTTTTCGCTCGAGTTGTTAATGTTGAAGTTTTGCCAAACCTTGCGACCGGCATGCTCCCCTTTCACGACTTCGAATACTGCCGCGATGTAGCTACCGTTACCGTTCTTGGCTTCTTTCTCTTCGGCTTCGGTCGCCTTCAGAGTGTATTCTGCCTTAGGCATTACCTCAAAATCGCGGTCGGAAGGTTCGTAATCGTCGGTACTGAATCCAAATTTTGCCATGGTGTTTCTCCTAGTTCTTTACGGGGATGTGTTTAGCGATTTCTTCGTACGTCAGCTCGATATTGTCCGGACACGAGTAACGATTCTTAGCCACGAAGGCTGGATTTTCAATCAGATGAAGCAGTCGTTCACCAGTACCAACACCCTTGGCTAGCTTCTTATTGAACCCTGCGTCTTCTTTCTTGATGATTACTTTGAAGGCCGCGAAGCCTAGGACGTCCACCCACTCTTGCAACAGTGCGTTGCAGCGGTTAGGCAGTTTCGGCTGGTAACGATCATACGACTCGGTCATTGGAGACTCGAACTTTACGATACTGGCGTGAGCAATCAGTAGCACGTTCATGTCGCGTTTGCGGCGCAACACGTCCAGACCTTGTAGGATCTCACGGAAGCTCTCAGCCACTAACATTTGACCCTTACCATATGCCAGTTCTTTTTCGTCATGAGTGGCTTCGACGTCTTCCACCACTAGAGGCTCTACTAGCCAATCTACGGTATCCACTACAACGGTGCGGAAATCGTGCTCCTCTTTGATCAAAGTCTTGATGCTATCTGCGACATCGTTCACGTGAGTGGCTTTGGGAAAACTCGTCACGTCTAGCCCGTCGATGCCGTCTTCGGTGGAGATGAAGACAGGTGAGGGAAACAGACTGGCGATAGTGCTCTTGCCGATACCGTGAGTACCATAAATACAAATACGCGGCGGCAATTCTTGCTTCCCGACAACTAGGGATTTCTTCCAACTCATGTTATTGACTCCTATAGTTATGTACCAATCGATTTGGTACGAAAATAATTATACCTCAACTTCTAGTTGGTAACCTCCTGATACGA